GGACTGTTTTCTTAACGGTCGTCTTCAAGTCCCGTTATCGTTTGATTGTTTGAATAATAGAAAAAGAGAAGTACGGTTGTACTTCTCTTTTTCTATGGTGCGAGTAACGGGACTTGAACTCATTACATAGGCATTTCATATAAGGTCATATTGTATCAGAAACGGCATAGATAAGCCATTTTCATCACACTAAGGTTTTATTTTAAATCATATCGTTTCATATCAATAAAGACCAAATAAAGACCAAAAAACTGTGCAAGTAATATCATATCTTTTTAATTAATATAAAAACAAACTATAAAAATACTAATGAATATAATTTATTTTTATATGAATTAAAATACAAATTTTATATAAAAAATAATCCCTAGCGTACTATGTCGCAATACATTTTCTAAAAATATATCCCAACATTAAAAACGAATATTCCGTTTTTAGTTGCAGATTTTAAGTAACAAATATATAAAAATGAAAATTAATTACAGATTTTTCGTAATTAAAGTAAAAAAATAAAGGGTATATCCTTGATTTTGGATATACCCTAAATTTCTGTAAAAAAAATAACCCACCAGAATTAACTAGTGGGTTATCATCCAATTTGGATAGATTTAATTGTTGTAATTAAATATATGCTGTTTAAATTCCAGTTTGGATAGATTAATAAACAGCTCTAACAATTACAACTGTTGATACTATTATATAGCCTAAATATAATTTTGTCAATACCTATTTTAATATCTTATGAAAATATTTCAACTACATCATACAACGCTCAAATGATGTAATTGAACCGATGTATGAAGTAATTAAATATATCAAGACTATAAGAAAAAGACTACCCAAATTAATGAGTAGTCTTTTAGTTCCTTATTTCATACCAAGTCATAGGGAACTATAACGCACGAAAATCAAACATTAAGATAATCGCTGATTTTCATTAAATATAATATATCACAAATTAAAGTGTCTGTCAATATCACTTCGTGAACTACCCATCACCTAAAGGTAATGGGCTTCTAAGAAGATTTATATCTTCCGTTTAAGAAGTTTGGTATTTAAGTTTCCACCTGAATATTCAGGCAACCCTTATTCTTATAGGCGTGTCCACTTCGCCTCTACTGTATAGGACTGTTAAGTCCACAACACTACTTTTGCGTAAGATGTTTAATGCTCCGTTTACATCGGCATTAATTGTTTTACCATCTTTTGTTTGATACATTCCTCTGTGAATGCGATTACCGCTGAACTTATACTTTTGTGGGTTATCAGCATTGTAAACAGGAATATTATCTTTGTCCCAAAATGATGCTTTTGAAGTATAACTTTCTTCCTGTTTAACATAAGTAATGCCATTCAGTTTGCAAAGATATTCAAGTTTCTCACGGAGCTTACCATATGGAATATTAACAAAGGTCTGATTATTAGCTTTACCAATATTAGTGTCTTGTTGAAAAGTTTCATTGTATCCAACTACTAAAGTTCCAATATCATTAAGAATACAATAATTTATGATTTTGCGAGCAACTTTACTCATATAATCATTGACTTTATTATTTCTATTACGAGTAATGGTCTTCTGTCGATTAGTTGTCTTTTTGCCAAAACGCTGTTTGTCTTTGATACTTTGTAAACGAGTATTTTCTTTATTATACCATTGGTTGATGGATTTCAATTTTCTACCATCAATAATGAATGACTTACCAATACTTGATACAGCAGTTACAAGGTTATTAATTCCTAAATCAAGTGCTAGTGCATTGTTTATATTAAGATTTCTCTGAATACATTCAGCTTCATATATATACTGAATTTCAAAGAACCTAGCATTTGCTTTTGGTATAATACGAATTTCTTTAATCTTTTTATCTGCTAGTATCGGTGGGATTTTGATTTCAATTGCTTTATGTGTTTTCTTATAGGTGTTAGAAAATGGTAAAATCAGTTTATTACCTTTGAGTCTTACAAACCCGATAACAAGCGTTGTATACCCATCTTTAGGTAAATAATGTGGAAGTTTACAATCTTTGAAAGCATATTTGCCCTTTTTAGCAAGTTTTAATAGTTCAAAGAACGACTTAAAACTACCGTCAACTTCTTTAAGAATTTGCTGTGCCATATTTGAATTTAACATTTTATAATTGTCAGAGGTTTTAAGCAAAGAGTAGTTCTTCTCATAATTAAGATATTCACCTTCAGTGAAGTAATATTGACGAACATTATATATAGCTTGATTAGCCAAGTTCTTCGCAATATGACACAATTCTTTTATGGAATGGTATTCTTCCTTAGACAGATGTTTTACCTGTTGTTTCATTGTTAAATACATATGTTATATTTCTCCTTTCTATAGATTTAGAGATTATCTCTATGTATTTATTATATCATATATTTTACTGTATCACAATATTTTCAGTAAAGATTACGGAAACTAACGCAATTCATCCCACCGCCTAAAGGCAGGTGGGTTTTCTTGCTAAATTTTTATAAAATAATATCTTCCATTTCTTCTTACATAGTAATATCCTTTATATTTGCCACTTTCTGTGTAGGAAATAACAGTAAACTTTCTAGCTTTATCCATAGTTTTGCTATATTTAATTTTTCCTTTAACAATTCTATGATATTTACTACCTTTAGGGAATACCTTAGTTCTATACTTAGACAGACCTTTCTTATCTAACATAGTATTAAGTGTATAACCAGTATTACTGTTGTACTTAACCTTGCTAAAGCCTGTACCATCGTCAGAAATCCATTCGACTTTAGTGCCTTTGGCTAACTTCGCAATAGGCTTGTTTACATTTGTTACAGGGTCAATAAATGCCTTTCTTCTTAGGTAATAATTGTGTTTAACTTTAACATATTTTTTCTTTTTACCTTCAAAAGTCTTATAAGCATAGTTACCATCAAATGGTTTGCCATTAATCATTAATTTATCAGTATATTGCCAAATGTCACAATCAAAATCCTTATAACTAGCATACTGGGCTAACCAGATACTATACTTCTTCTTTAATGAATTATAATTTAAATTACTTTTAAACCAACTTGCATTTGCATATACACCAGCCTTGTAACCTGACTTTTCAACAATCTTACAAAACTTTGTTGCAATCTTTGTTAGAGTTGACTTACCTAGATATGTTAGACCTTCTTCTTCCATATCAATGTAGATAGGTAGGTCAAACTTCTTACCTTTAATCCACTTTAAACATACATTCGCTTCTTTTTTTGCGTCTGATACACTTTCAGCATAGCTATAAAGATAAGCACCAACCTTTAAGCCTTGTGCTTTAGCTTTCTTGTAGTTATCTTCAAAGTATGGGTCTTTCTGTGTTGATACCATACCGTAACCACATTGAATGATAACACCTGTAACACCAGCAGATTTTACACTCTTGTAATCTACATTGCCATTCCACTTGCTAACATCAATAAAAGTAATCTTTGACATATATATCACTCCTTATCTTTCATCAACTTGTTCATATGTTTCTTCAAAAATATCAGGTTTACAAGGGTATAACTCACCCTTTACACCTTTGATAATATAATCTTTGTAATTGCACTTCATATCGCCCTCAATGGTTTTTACATATAATTCTGGTGGTGTATCACCAACTTCTTTGTACACTAGAATCCCATTATTATATGCTTCGTTTACCCAATCTGGAGCAATCCAATTACCACTACTAACGAAATCACCCTCATATTAATAAGCCTCAATTACAACAGGTTTCTTTCTATATTTAGCCATAGTTATTCGCCCTCATTATCTTCACCTTCAGGTAGTCCAGCTACGCTTGTTAGAATTGATAGAATACCAGCTAGTAGAGAAGCTGAACCTACTGCAATCCAATTAACATCACTCATAACAGCACTTACACCAATAGTAGCAATAGCTGTCTGTGCAACTGTTTTGATAGCTCTAATACCAGCACACTTAGCCCAATTTTTCCAATTTCTATTTTTCATATAATCAAGTCCTTTCTGTTTTCCATCACTTTCATCCACTTGTCGTGGACATATGAATTACCGTGTAATATATTAGTGTAATAATCGAATCTACGATACGCAGTATGTATCTGTTCTTTATCTTTAGGTACGCCATTTTCAATGTCACTAAGAAAATTAATAAGCTCTGTTTGACAATTAATAAGGCTGTCTTTTTCTCTCTCGTGTCTAATATCGCCCATCTGTCGATTAACATTAGTTTCTAAAGTGCTTATTTTAGTGTTTAACTGTTCAATCTGTCCTGATAAATTACTAAATTCCTTTTTAAAATAGTCACTTTCAAAAATAGTCTGAATAACTTTCTTCTGTTGTCTTTGAAGAAAAGCAATAATGATGCCTAATGCAGACACACAAGAACCGATTAAAATTATCCACTCAATAATTGTTTTAATCTCCATCAATTTTTCTTCCTCATAAAAAGGCTACCTCGATTAAGAGATAGCCTTTCTTCTCTATATTCAATTTTTCTTTTTGTATTTTATAATTGTTTTGCCAAACAATTTATAGTAGGGAATAGGCAGTTCATCAAACACATAATACTTAATAGCATCAGCTATTAAAATACCTATAATTGATACCCCTATCCATAGTAAACTAAATGGCAAACAAATAACACCCTCAAAATTAAAAGGCATATTTGAGTAATCCCACATAGATAAATGACCTTGTAGTTTGCTTACCATACCGACAATAAATTCGGTAGAGGTTATTGTAACAGAACCTATAATACCTTGTAATAACAAGTCCATATCCCACGATATGAGGTCATTAATACTGTCTAGTATAATAAATATACAGCCACCACAAATACCCATAGAAACGAAACTATAACCTCTAAAGCAGACTTCTATTGTAATATAAACACAAAAGCCAACTATAAACATTATAATTCGTTCAAGGATAAAATTTTTTATATCAATTTTCTTCACCTGTATCACCGTCACTACTTGTTGAATTATCATTTAATTGTTGCTCGAGCATTAATAAAACTTCACTTTTATGCTCATTAGGAATTTTATCGCAATATTTAATATTGTCTATTACATTAATATCATCTAAAGATAGAATATATAACTTTAGAGAATTGAAATACGTAATCTGATAAGTCTTAAATTCCTTTGCAGTTGTGATAATTTTTGTCATATCTTCAACAGAGAAGAATTGACATTCTTCACCATCAGCGTGGTATGGTAAAGTTTTAGAACCTGTAATCATATCAGCAGACAATGTTGATAAGTTAGCTTGGTCATCAAGAGTCAGGCTAAAATGATGTGACTTTCCATCTGATAATACTGCATCAAAGCCGTTAGTAATTACCTTATTACAAGCCTTGCTCATCTTTGAAACCTTACTTGTCTTAACTAATTCTAAAGTATTATCATCAACTTCTGGTTCGTCAGGTTCAGGCTCTGGTTCAGGAGTTGGCTCAGGTTCAGGTTCAATAGGTTTGCTCTCATCAAGAGCTTTACGAAGTATATTATAATCATCTTCTGTAATCTCTTTTAATGTTACTTCCTCATATTGGTAGTTACAGTTACTTGGGAATTTAATCATATCTTCTGTACGATACACATTTAATAAATCATAAGATAGAAAACCTTGTGCTTCATCTTTAGCACAATTTACAAGCAATTTGTTTCTTTGTTGAAATTTAACATAACTAATTTCTTCATCAATCAAGGCATCAATTACCTGTCTATCAGAGTTAATAATTTTATAATACTTCATTATTATCTTCCTCATTACTCTCCTATTGCTTTTGGTTCATAGTAGCAATGTGCGTATAAATATTGATAATCTGCTACACTACCACTTGGTACTCTTACTTGTACTTTGCCGTCTGTTCCGATTAGCAATTTGCCGACAATACAATCTGACCCTGCCAATGTTTTTGTTAGATAACAAGGAAACATTTGGTTTTCAAGTGGATAATAAGGTGATTGAATGTAGGCTATCTCTAACAAGTTACTTGCACTAATTGAAGAAGTGAACTTTAAGCTGAAATCATAATAACATAAGCCGTTACGATACTGTAGTTTATTTTGTGAATTGTCAAAATCACTAGTAACTTTAGCATTTAGAGTTGGAGTAATCCGACTAATAGAGTCATAGCCATTAATATTAATAAAATGTGTATAACCGTTGAATGTGATTTGTGCGTCCACTACACTACTTAAAGTTGTTGTAAGTTGTGGTGAATTAAAACTACAATTTGTACAACAAATTCTACGAGCGTATGGGTGAATACCTGAGTTGAATTTGAATACTACTGGAGTTACTTCGCTATCATACAAGTGATAGTTATTATAATAAGTACAAGCAACCAATGATAAGTCATAGCTGGTTCGTAACAAATAACCTGTTTCATAAGTGTCACATTGACACTGTACAAGAGAGCCAAAACCTGCAAAATGTTCAAAAAAGATTGAATTTGCAACCTTACTTGTTAACCAACCGTGGACTTTATTATAAAAGTTAGTACCACCATTGAAGATACATTTCTTCATATCAACAATTACAATCTCGTTAAAATGGCAGTCAGAAGTTTGATTGTAAATACCTCGGCTATCAGGTGTACAATCGCCAATAATCGTGCCGTTTTGACATACAAAAGCACCACCTTTTTGTATCCAAATTGCAACAGTTTGGCAGTTTTTAATCATAAAATTTTCAAATGTGAATTTGAAAGAATAAATTAAATTAAGACCACCAGCTTTGTTGTTACAATCAATAATAATGTTTTTTAACAATGTTTTGACATCATTTTTGATATTAGCCGAACCATCAAACTTAAACATATAGTCCATTGCTTTAATTGCTTTAATTGTCGCCCAATTAAAATCTAACATACAAATATTAGTATTAGATAAGTCAAGTGTATCGCTAATGCAATATGTTTTACCGTTTTGGCATTTGAGTTGCTTACCGTTTAAAATGCAATAGTCTATTGCATCTTGTAAGGCTACTGTATCGTCAAATTGTCCATTTCCGACTGCACCAAATTGTTCAGGCGTTATTTCATACAAATTGTGTTTTGTTAAAAAATCTTGTATGGAATTATAAGACTTTGTAAAATCAAATTCTGACATAACAAAAATGTTAGAAATTTGACAGTTTATATTTGCGACATTTGGCAAATAAACCTCATAAAAATTTAATGAAGTTGTAACATTAGTTTCTGCAACAAATGAATGTTTTTCACCGTCTGCAACAGCACTGATTTTTCCTAAATCTTTATATTTACCGTCAATTTTAACTCCAACATTAAAATCATTAGTAGTTACATAGTCAAAGCCGATGTAATAATGACCTTTTGTAATATCCACATCAGAATTAAAAACCCAATTACTTCTTACCGTATTATCAGAGGAAGTTTGCAAAGTATAAGTTTTGTTCGCAAAGCTACCTACATTATCCGTATTTGTTGATGTAAAATATCCCATTTGTTTTGTATTAATTTCTTCAATTAGATTTGATTTATTAAAAGCGTTATAAACCGAACCACCTGTGGCTGGTAGGGGAGTAGAGGCAATTAAAGTACCGTTGCCATCATAGAAATTCATTGTATAAGTTTTTTCTTCTTCGTTCTCATCTACTTCAACTGTCAAGCCATCAATGCCAGCTTTAATATTGACAGGCTCACCAATTTTCTCGCCTTGTGAGTTAAGCAATGATAAATTATGTTTAACAATGTCAAAGTCAAGGCTAGTACCATATTTAGTACCTAGCTCATTTAATATTTGTTTGATTGTATCTGGAAGTGAACCGACCGTATCTTTAATTTTGTCGATTTCTGTTTTATTACTTTCAGCTTGTTGTCGAGCTTTAGTATCATTAAGAGGATAACCATTTATACTTTTAATCTCTGTTATATCTGCCAAATTACGCACTTCCTTTCTTAAAATTCGTATAATTAAAGGGTGGTATTGCTACCACCCTGTCGATAAAATGTTTTATTTTATTTTTATTAAGTTATTTCATCATCAAATTTGCCTTCGGCAACTGGAAGGTTTGACAACGAAAATGTAGCATCACCATTGTTATCAACAGTCACCACTATTCTTCTAGGTAGTTGTTCTTTTGCATCACTAATCTTTTTATTAATTTCAGTTGTGATTTCTTCTATCTTAGCACTACTATAAGTTGTAGTATTTGATGACTGAGCATCATTTATTAAAGAATTAACCAAAGATGTTAATAATTCAACCTTAGTTTTGTTATCAGTAATATTAGTTTCAATAACATTAATTAATTCTTCAATTTTAGAACTACTATAAGTTTTATTAATCGCTACATTGTTATCATCAATAAGATATTTTGCAAAATCAATATCTTCACCAGTTATCTTACCAGCTATCTTAATATAGGTAATTAATTTTTCTAGTTCACTAAATTGTGGGTTATCAATCAAACCACCATCATCATTAGATTTATTAACTTTTAGATTTACCCCATAAAATTTAGTATTTGTAGAAGTGATTTTATTATTGCCATCAACTTTACTAGTTACTAATCTAATTTCACCTTTAACTTTACCACTTTTAAAAGTCATTGTCTTAGATAAGCCAAGTATAACAGTATTAGTAGTCTTATTAATAACTAAGGCATCACAAGCCGATTGTTCACCTTGCTCGTTTACGGCATCGTAATACACTTCATCAACATCACTTAAATCAATCAACCCATCTTCATCATAAAGCTGGAAATTAATTTTTTTACCTTTAATATCAGTCAAAGAACTACCAGTAAAAGTTAATTCCGAATATTCACCTTGCGTACAATTGATTATAATGTTGTTATCACGCCAAGCATTTAATTCATATACTCTACTATTTGTTTTCATTTAATCACATCCTCTCTTAATTATTCTCAAACCAATCTGATGAATAATCTAAACTTAATGAGTTAGATTGCGATATGTCGTTATATAATTCTTCAAATCTATAAGCCAAGGGCTTCTGCCTATAATTGTTAGAGCAATTAAATGTTATATCATTAGGGCTATCATAATTAATTTCAACTTCTAAAACTGTAGGAGTTTCCCATTGATTTGGTTTTATTTCAGCGTTAATAGTCGCACCAATATAAATTAAATCTTTATAAACATTTTCACCATTTTGTAAAGCCAATTGACTTGACATTAACATATTTGCAGTAGATAAACTAAAATCATAGCTTTGCTTTGATAAATCAACCATATCAGATTTGGCTTTTTGATATAATTTACTTAAATCATCTATAATCTGCTTGGTACTAATATGCCTATTATCAATCGTACTATCATCAAAATCTAAATCTTTAAAGATTGTATACTCGTCTGAATAACTACCTTCAATAGTATAATAACCTAATGTCCGAAGCTGGCTCGCACTAAATAACGAACTATCATAATAGTGGTAGCTATCATTGTCTTTAATTTTTTGTTTAACTTTACTGTCAAAACTATTTTTAAGACTAGGTAAAAACCCTTTAGCATCTGCACCAGAGGATGTATTTTGTAAAAATTGACTATTGAATAACTTAACATAATCATCATTCATCATATAAGTTAAAAATTGAGTGATAGAAGTAACACTTTGATTAAAAATCTTAATTTTGGTTGCTTGTCCTAATCCTTTTGACTGCCTAAGGTCTTGTGTTGTTAAGGAAGTTATATCGCTTAATTTCAAAGTCTTGTCCATTCTACATAATGAGTAAATAAACTGAGCCAATGCTTTAACAGCCGTATATCTGTTCTTAACTGCAATATAAGACCATCTAGCAATATAATAATTCAAGGTTTTATTTCTCAAATTAGTTAAAACAGTATTAGCATCGCTAGTTGTAATTCTGCTACCATCTAAATTTAGTATTGAAAAATATTTATTAAAATTATTAAGCTCATCTTTTGTTAAACCTATATCAGCTATTGTCCTGTCTTGCCATTCAGCAATCATTGGTTTCCACACTGGTATTTTACTACCGACTCCATAGCTAGTACTAATGTACTTCGTTGTTATTCCAGATACACCTTCAACAGACATATCTGTAATACCTCCTGATTGAGCATATAAATTAATTGTATCAGCAACCTCAAAAAATGAATCTAAATACTCGCTCATTTTACTATACCAATAATTAATTGTTTGCGTATAATAGAATCTTAAAAACCCCAACCTTTTAAAGACCAATTCAAAATCTGTAATACGAGAATACCACTTAGTTAAATTTGCTTGTATACTGCTATCCATATACAATTGATAGTCACCAAAATTATAAATTAAATTATTACCTAAAGGATTGACATATGCAATTGAATAATCCCCTTGATTGTCCGAATATATGTGACTACAAGTAATAGGCTCTCTATCACTTGTATTAACGGTAGTATTTTGTAGTAAATTGTCATATGTTAAATATATAGATTTTCCTAAAGTTTTAAATAAATCCTTTTGCGTATAAAAGTTAATTGTATTGTTATCACAATCACAGATGTGAAAACAATTAAATTTTTTTTCAATTGTTAGTAACCATTCATAAATACTATTACTTCCATCTTCAATAGTACGGTAAAGAGTTTTTAAAGTAGGGGAAATGTAACCAAATCTCCATATATTCTGTGCTGACTCTACTTTATCCTGTAATGTTTCCCACACATCAAGGCTAAGATGATATTGTGTATCATCAGGAATATCAGCATAGGCGTCTGCTGTAACCATACTATCACCGTTGAAATATATTTTAACATCGTCAGTATCGGTTTCGTCTTTCCATCTTATATCATAAGACAAAAAATTTGTAATCTCTTCAATCAAAATATTAGATTTAGTAGAAGAAGTATCAATATAATCGTTAATTAATGATTTTGAAAGCACACCACCAGAAAAAACTGCTTCGCCATCCTTGGTTACTTCACCTGTATTTTCCCCAAGAAACCATTTAATGACTTCATCAGCACTTACAAAATACTCAGTACGCTCATTATCGTATTGTGATATATTAATTTGAGAGCTAATATTTTTGTCTAAAAATTTTGGCTTGGTAGGATTATAAGTCCAAATAGAAATCGCTCCACCTGAAAGGTCTGGAACTCTATAAGTTACAACATATTTATTACATAGTTTTAAAACTTGCTTATTATCATCAGTTCCAGAAGATAAAAACATCTTTCTTTCCCTTAGTGTGCTATCATATGAAGTTAATGTAATAGTATAAATATCACCGTTTTCATCGTTGTTTTCCTCTACATTAGTAATAACCCACCAATGTATTCCGATAAATTTTTTCTTAGTTACTACAATACCATTACTATTCCATTCAACAGGAATATTAAAAATATTATCAGTACCTGTAGAATAAATAAGCATATTCTTTTTAATTTTATCACACATAGGGTTGTCAATCATTAACCCACTAATATTATCAAAAATTTTAGCTGACATATCAAATGTCATTTCTGATAAAGCATTTAATCTAGCATTAAGTACAATATTATATACCCCAGATAACACACCTACACAAGTTTGTCTATCTCTATAATACAAAGATAGGAGAGGTTTAATATATTGTCCTTTATTATCAAATTCAACATTCATTAAAAAGCACCTACCCTTACAGTAGGTCTATATAAAACCTCTATTTTATAAGCTAAACCATAAAAAACTAAATCATTTTTACCCTTGTCTAACTTTAATAAACCACTATTTAATTTATAGGTTGTACCATCATCAGCATTAAAGTCCTTAACACCAAGTATTAGCCATTGTTCCTGATTCAAAGTATTTGTAATTACCCCACTTTGACAATTAACTGTAGTTATATTATTGCTTGTACCACTGCCCTGTATATTATGAACAACCATAGAAGTTCCATTTGTTTTATTTATAATAATACCTTGATTATGATAGATATACTCTGTTGATTTATTTGTATAAATCTTAACCATAGGCAAAGTATCTTGTGTTGCTATATCACAATCAATAGTTAAGTTCATAGCCTTTTTATCTGACTGCAATGAAGTAGTTTTAGCAATACTTTTTGTTGCTACCTCTTTATATCCAAAAGGGGAATTACATTGTACAGAACAACGAATACCTCTATAACCTTGACTATCACAAGCATCTTCATTAGGAATTAGCACACAATAAAAAATAACATCTTCGTAATCTTCATCATAAATACGAAATTTATTCCATTGACCACTTGGTTGATTAAACAACCATTGTCTAATTTCGCTCATTTGCTCAAAAGGAATATCTTTATCACAATTAATAATTTCAATGTCAAAAGCTAAAGGAGTGTTTTTTCGTCCATATAACAACTGCTCAGTGAAATTATTATCATCAGTAATAGTAGTGTAATCACCACCAGTTTTTCTTCTATTATAGGTGTCATCAAGATACATTAATTTTAAATTGTAATCACCAGAATAAACCCCAGCATACTCAAAATAACAATCTCTAAACATATTATCACCCCTTTTATAGATTTAGGGTTGGTATAATAATACCAACCCTCACTAATTTTACTTTCGTCTGTTCCTATTTACTTGTATCATAGCTTTGTACATTTCATCTTGCATAGATTTAATTGTATTTTTATCTGCATTGCCCTCAATGGTAATAGACATATTAATTCTATTATCGTTTTGTATGCTTTGTTGAGGAGATTGAACAATGGTTTGTGGTACAAATATGTTAGATAGTTTATCAATAAATTGGCTGTTGTTTGCAAACTCTTGTAATTTACCACTAGACATATATTCTTTAAACTTATCTTCAAAGAAAGAATTAGGTTGTTTAGCAAAATTCCATAAGTTGTCTGTACTCTTTTTATCAAAGATAATAGAGTTTTCTGGTACATTAGCATAAGTACCTTGTGAAGTATTAGCTAAGGTAAACTCATAACCTTCTTCATCTTTAATAACTAAATTACCTTTAGAAGATTTAGTACCAGAAGCATACTTCAAGGTTTTCATTTTCTTTTTGATATAATCTCTATCTACATAAATACCTTCATTAGCAAAGGTTTTTGAAATTCTCTTAGTTAAAGCTGTTGCAGCTCTATCTTCGTTCATTTCTGTAGTTGTGAAAGTTCTACCATTAAAAGAAACCTTATAACCTTTTTGCTTATCATATAAATCTTTTGCTTTTTTAGTATAGCGATAATAAGTTTTAGCGTTATCAGCGATACTAGAAGTGCTTGAAACAGTATTACTTAAAGTATCATTGAGTTGTTCTTGCTTATCTTTAATACTATCTATCTTTTTATCATAGGCGTCTTGTTGCTTAGTAATGGCATCTTGCTTGTTTTTCCAAACTTGCATTTTTTTGTTCAATGCAGTTTGTTTGTCTTTCAAACCATCAATACTTGTGTCAACCTTTTTGATTTTGTTATTTACACCATTAATACGATTTTCAAGACTATAAATTTTTCTATCAAAGCTATTAAGTAAAGCACCTGTGACAAGCCCTTGTTTATTATATTTACGATTAGCAGACTTAGCTTTATTCCACATATGATTAAATTCAACAGAAGTTTTATCGGTATGCTTTTTTGCATACTGAGATAACTTTTTATATGTAGAATTACTATATCCGTCAATTAACTTATAAGCTCTTTTACGAATATATACTTCATTATCAGCTTGTTTTTGAATTTTATCTTTTTGCTTTTCAAATTCGTCTTTCTGCTTGTCGTAACGATTATCGCTTTTATCTTTTAGTTTATCAAGATTATCAGAGCGAGTGTCAATCATATGATTATATAGTTCGTCATCTCTGTCATCTTTAGCAGATTTTAAATCAGCTTGTGCTGATTTTAAGTTGGCTTTACCTTCAGAAGAATTGTCAAAAGCATATGCGTTAGCTTTAGCTTGTGCTTCGGATAATGCATTATTCTTTTCTTGAATTGTTTTACGCCATTCATAAGCATCTTTTTCTTGCTCTAAAGACTCTTTTTGCTTGTCGATAATATCATCAAACTTTTGTTTCTTTTCTTCAAGTTTGTCAATTTGCTTATCATAGCTATCAATTTCGTCTTGTAAAGTTTGTTTTACATATTCCTCAGCTATGTCAACCATATCTTTGATAGAAGATTTAGCATCTTCTAAATCAGATTTTTGTTCTTCAAGGGCATCTTTTTTGTCATTTAGGGCGTCTTTTTCTTTTTCAAGATTATCAATTTCATCATCTAAAGCATCAACATTATCTTGAATAGCATCTATATTTTCTTGATATTTGTCTTTTATGTCATCTAAATCATCTTTTTTCTTTTGGTATTGGTCTGCTAATTTTCCTAATCTTGTGCTTTCTGTATCAAGGTTAGTTGTATCACCTGTTAGTCCATAATCAATATTTTTTATCATACCTTGATATGTACTATCAACCAATGATAATTTTTTACTTAATAAGTCAACTTCACTTAACGCAGCTTTATAAATGCTATCATCGCCAGATTTAATTGACTTTGCCTTTGCAGAAGCCAGAGCCTCAACTAAATAAGCATCAGCTAAATCATATTCTTTATCAGCTAGTGCTGCCGTATTGTCAGCTAAAATTTGTTGAGCTTGTGCTTTAGAAGAAATATTGTTAATGCTATCGGCTGTTGATTTTATCAAACTAGCCTTTTGTTCTTCCATTTCGGCTTTAATTAATTGTTTATATGCTTCTGTGTTAAGATTTAACTTACCATTTTTATCAACTAACAAATTAATGTATTTACCATCTAAAGACAACAAAGATTGTAAATTATCTATGCTAATTTGACCGTTAGAATTATATTCTTGAATAACTTTTTTAGCTGTTGAAAAAGCAGTTTGAATACCATCTATGCTTGTATTAATATCTTCTAAGTCAGGTATTGTTTTAAGTGTTGCTTGGTCATCTAAGTCTGCTAATGCTTGTTTTAAATTTTTTAAAGATGTTATAGTTTCGCCACTCTTAGAGTGTATTACTTCCATAACTTTGTCAAAATCATCAGCAGATAAAGAGTCTAAATACTTTTGAACATCACTAGATTTACTGTCACTAAGTTGGTCTTTAACCTCTTTAATTTGATTATTAACTCTTTTAACACTAGTTTCATCTAAATCAAGACCAAGTTTAATTGCATTAGCATCTATACCAGTTGATTTAGAAATAGAACTAATTAACTTCTCTGCTTGTTCAGCATAATCTTTAGCATTTAATTTAGAAGCATCTAATTTTAATAGCTTATTAATCTCGTTTTGAATATCAGGATTGTCAGCTATTTTTTTAACCATATCTTTAACAGCGTCTTGTGCCTTTTTACGCTTTTCTTCACTGTTAAGTTTAGATACATTAAAATTATCGTTATTATTTATCCATTCTGTAACTACATTTTGAGTTTTACCACTCAAATCATACCACTCTGTTTTACTTTGGGCTACCGTTACAAGCCAGTCTTTATAACCATCTTCTGCTTCTTTTAATGTGTCTTTTGCCGAATCAATCTTGTTCTTATACTTATCAATATAATCGACAGCCTTTTTCCAATCATCTTGATTAACATTAAAGACATTATTGCCAAAAGTGACTTCACCTTGTTGTTGTATCTCTTTTAACTTCTTTTGAACCGTGTCTATATTCGATGCTAATGCTTTGCCCCACGCTTCTTGTTCGCTATTACTATCTTTTAAAAACTTATTGTACTCTTTCTTTATTCCAAATAAAGAAGCCATACTTGTATAATTCTGAGCATCACCAACTACCGAAGTTCCAAATTGTATATCTTTATTGCCATCAGCAGATTTCAGTGCATTATGCAAAGAGGTGATAAGCGTTGTATCGCCAACACTTAATGAACTTGTATCTTGCCAATTATCATAAGTATCGTCATATGTATCTTTAAGGTCATCATAGGCAGTTTCAAGTTTATCACCACTAACTAAATCCTTAGCTTCTAATCTTTGCTTTTCAGTTAATAATTTATTAGCTTTTTCCAGAACATTATTTTGACTACTTAAAGCCTCTGTTGCACTATCATATCCATCTTTTAACTCAGGACAATAACCAACAATTTCTTCACAAATATCTTTGTATCGCTCATATTGGTCGTTAGTTAAGGTAAGATTTTCGCCAGTTGAAGAAACACCTTTCTTTAACCGTTCAAATTCTTGTTCTAAACCACTATCTTTAGCTGATTTAATATCTGACTTAGACTTTGCAATACTTGCTGTAGTTTCTTGATATTGTGTTTTTAATTCTTTTACTTTTTCAATGGCTTCTTGTTGTTTTTGATTGTGGGCGTCAATGAAACTAATGATACCACTAATAGCCATCGCAATTAAACCGATAATGGCAATTACTGCATTAGCTTTTGTTGCTCCATTTTCTAACGAATTGAAACCTTTTGATAAAGCACTAAGACCTGTTGCCCCAGCTTCGGAAGCAACCCTTACTTGTCTAACAAATTCAATAAAACCACCAACTACTGTTGTTGTAGCAGCAACATTAGATTTGAGCTTCACAAAATAACTAATTAATGAAACTAAACCTAAAACAGAAATTACAGTACCAAAACTACCTATTACATCATTCAATTTAGTTAAAACATTAATAACAAATTCAATTGCAGAAGCAAAACCCTTAACAACACTTGCACTTAAACCAGATTTAGAAAATTCTTCAAATGCAGCACTAACTTTTGCTAGTTGTTTTTCGGCTGTATTCATTACCGTATCATTGTCTTTTACTAAGTTACCAGCACTTTCTTGGGCATCTTTATAAGCACCAGACATATCTTTAATGTTAGTAATAACGGATTTAATTACATTGGCATTTCTCTTACCAGCCAAATCTTCAAGTAAATTAGCCTGTGAAGTATCTGAAAGTTTATCCCATACCTTAGCAATTTCTAATAAGATTTGATATGTAGATTTAAAAGTATCTTCATCAGCCATAATATCAACGCCTGATAACGCTTCAATTTCTTTACGCATTTTAGGTGTTGATTTTACAAGTTCGTCAACTTCTTCACCCATATCTTCAAGGTCGGCTGTTGCACCTCTAACTCTCATTGTTGTAGTTTTAATAGCATTTGCAGTCTTAGAAGCATCTTGTACAGAAGCATTACCAGCAGCTAAAATAGCAACAGACTGTTCAAAACTATTATTCGCTGCTTCAAGAGCTGAACCACTATTTTCCAAACCTTCTGCTAACTCACTAGTAGAAATTGCATACTTTTTACCAACTGTTGTAAGTACATCACCGACTTTTTCAGCATCATCAACTGAAATACCATAAGCTTTTAAAATTGAAGTCATACCAGTAGTGGCTTCGTCTGTTGACATATCACCAACATTAGCCATCATACCAGTTACTTTAGCCAGTTTTGCTGAGTCATCAGCTGAATAACCTAATCTAGCAAATGTTTCAGTAGAAGATAAAATATCGGTAATTGATGTACCTAATTCCTGAGCTGATTTTGCCGCATTATCAAACATATCGGTCAAACCTTGACCTGTTGTGCCTGTAACAAGACTTAACTGTGCTAAAGAACTATCAATCTTAACAACATTTTCTTCGACTTGCTTTAATAACTGAATGAAATAAATAATACCAAAAGAAGATATTAAACTTTGAAAACGATTTTTAAATAATGTTTTCAATCTATTGCCTACAGAATTAACATTTTTATCCAGTTCCTTTACAGCTGTGTCTGCTGCAATTACTTCTTTTGAAAAACCCCTTAATTCTTCTGGTTTTAATCCCTTACCCTCGGCATTTGCTCTTTGTGCTTTGTCAATAATAGATTGAAGCCTATTGTAAACTTCTGGATTATACCACTTTAAACTTTGTCCAGAATCACTCATTATACCTTGTGCTTTATCTATTAATTTTTGTGTCGCAAGTAATTGGTTTTGAATTTTAGCAGTACCTTGTTCATTTAAAGCATCGTTTTGAATTTCGTGAATGTTGTTTTTTAACTCTTTACTTGCTTTTGTATATATCTGAGCCTTACCTACAAGATTTTCTACATCCTTAGAATTATATAATTCGCTAGGGTACATACCAGTTTCAAAATCTTGGTATTCGTTTTCAAACTTGGTTCTGAGTTGTTGTAGCTCATTCATCAAATCTTTATTGTTATCTAAAGTTTTTGTTAATGAACCTTCATCTTTGCCAGTTCGATTTAGTTTATTGGCTTTATCAAATACTTGTTGTGCTTTATCAAGTTGACGAAAAACAGTATTTATAGTTTTAGTAACTTTTATAGACTCTCTTTGTTTTTGAGTCATACCGTCAATACTATCAGCACCTTCTTTAGCAAATTTAGGTATGTCTTTTAAACTGTCTGCATATTCTTTGTATGCCTGTGCAAGGTCTTTTCCGTTTACCTTTTTTGTGGTGCTAAAAGTATCTGTATCAATGTCATAGAACTGTTGAATTTCTTTTTTCAATCCTTCGGCTATACCAACTTGGGATTTCATAGACTCTAAAGTTTGATTGAAATTAGAAGTGGTTGTGTGACCTTTACTAAAAGTTGAAGCTCTATTGTAAAGCGATTTAATTTTATTAAACTCTTGATTTAAGGCTTTAATTCTTCTTTTATAATTAATTTCACTTTCAGCACTATCATTAGATTTAGAATTACTATTTTTTTCTAATTCTTTAGCAACTTTGGTTGCAACATTAGTATCAGTATTTATTTTTAATGTAAATTTAGTGTTTGAAAGTTGGTTCTGAATTGCCCCTATATCAACAATTGGATTGTTAATTTTAATTGACAGTCCAGCCTTTACACCCTCAGTTGCTTTGTTAATACCATTTTGTATTGCTGTCTTTGTGACATTAACAGTAGTTATTTTTAAAGGTAATTCAACATTTTTAATAGAGTTTTCTAAAGATGATTTTCTAACCTTTACATCGACATATAAATTTTTGAATGAATCTAACTTTGTTTTAAATGCTTTTCGATTAAAAGTTTGAGAGTTAATACCCACATCAACTTTCAAACCTTCCATTGCACTTAATTGTTCTTGTATAGGCGATTTTTTAACTTTAGCATCTACAGAAATATTAAAGTTTGCCATATCATCACTCCTTTATTTTACAACATATTAAAACCTCTAGTTTCCATCCCAACTTTAAAACTTGTTTCTATTGCCTTAGATTGACGAAGTGAACTAATTGTTGTTGCAATTATTGGACGAGGTTTTGTATAACTCGCTAGAGCGTAAGGACTTTGATTTTCGCCTTTCTTTGTATCATAAGGGAAATCGTATGAAGAAACACCACCAGTTTCCAACAATTCAATCAAACGCTTACCAGCATTTTTAGATTTAGTAGTAATCTGTCTATTTTTACGAAAAAGAGTGATTGTGGGATTGGCATTAATAATGCTTTCTATTGATATAGAATGTGAATTTTCATTATTACTATAAACAGTATCGTAATTCTTAAAATGAAATTCTCTACCTGTGTCAGTAAATTTAGAATATGTTGACTTAGCCATTGACATTCTTCTTGTATAATACTTAGGAGAATAAGCATCATAAATCAACTTTTTAGCTGATTGACTTTGTTGCTTTATTACCGTACTAGCAACTTCTCTTTGTAACACATTTCCAATCATTTGATTTATATACGCTTGTAAACTTTGTTCATTGGTAAAAGTCAACATAATCCTCACCTCACTTACTTTTCTTCTGATTTTGGTCTTAATACTTCAATTAATTTATCGTCACTAAGACCACTTACTTTCTCTAATAAAGCACTAACTTGCTCACTATCAATATTCTTTAATGAACTTAAATTTTCTATTACATTATTAAATTGTGTAATAGCTTCATTAAATTCCTTTTCGTGTTGATATACTCTAATCTGTAGCTCATACTTTAACTGACTATTAATATCATCACATAATCTTATATACTGGTTCATATCAATGTGTTCCAATATGTCTGTATATAACTTTGAATAGGCTAACTTATATCTATTAGTGTCATTACTTGTAATTTTTAAATTAGTATAATATGCAATAATATTTAACCTAATTAAATAATCTTTTTTGGTTGCAATAAAACAATTTTTATGTTCTCCATATGTACCAAAGCAACCTTGAACAACATCATAAACAAACTGATTATAATTATCCCAATCAATTCTCTTTTTTACTTCAACAATATCAATGACTTCATTCTTTTCATTTTTTAGCTCAATAGTAGAAATATCTTCTTTATACTCTTGTTGTAGGTAGTCATTAATATGATTAATTGAAACCATTTTTGTATTTTTAGCCATAAATACCTCCGTTGTACTTTTTATGATTTTTGTTAAATTAAATTCTCGTCATATAAATATGCCAGTCCAATACAAACACCTTCGGCTGTATCGTCATTAATATCTATTTCATATATTTGTTTAACAAAATCAATCGCTTCTTTTTTTAATTCTGGTCTTTTAATTTTACTTCCTTGCTTCAAACCAATTATTCCACGCCACTGTGTAGGTGCATAAATTCGATATTCTATACCCTTGCTTGTTGCCATATATATAATTGAACCTTGTAATCTACTAAGTTGAATTAGAGTTTTTATAGATTGTCGCATTGACACATCTTCAAATACAACAACATCAGGTTTATAGTCAATCAATAATTTATCTATCGCTGCACACATAGCGTTATATCTATTTTCTGAACTGGAATAGTGGTGAGTGTCAATTAATCCCCATTTAATTAAATTGGTATCTTCATATACAGCATACCCTGTAAAACGAGAACTTTGGTCAAGACTTAGTATTTTCATTTAAGGTGTACACTCCTGTATTCTTGATATAACTAAAATCTGTAATCTGATACTTTTTACCATTGTCATCAACTGCCACTAAAATATGATTCACCTCATTAAATGAAATGACTTTTAATGTCTTTGTTTTTGTTTTTGCTTTTGTAATCTCAAAAGGTTGTTGTGCAACCTTATTTTTTAAAGTTTTGTTATTAACTTTCTTCTGAATTTTATCTTCCATATATACCTCCAATCATAATTCATAAAAAAAATAGGGGATAGCAACGCTACCCCCTAAATGCTTCGTTATTCTATGTAATTAGTCATCAAAAGCGTAATCAATTACATTGCCATCGTCATCAGCCATCATATCCAAAGTAATTGTTACTGTTGCTGGGTCGCCAGTATTAGCATTACTAACAGAATACTGTGACTGAGGAGAAGCCTTATAAACCTTTACAAATTCATTATGAGTTTTACCATCCTCACCCTTGTTCTGTGTATCTGCATAAATTTTACACATCTGAGGGAATGTTGAAGTAGTAACTTTTAATGTTGTTACATTACTTAGGTTTCTCTGATAATAAACAATATACTTGTCCTTAGCTGTACCAGCGTTAGTTAGTGTAACATTTTTGCCAGTGGCACTAATCTGTTCTTCTTTACCACAATCATCATCAGCCTTATATACAAAAATAGTACCATCAATAGGTGTTTCTGTTAAAACAAGTGTAGTGCCATCTTCTGTAGTTAGTTTTTCTCTCTTAACGAAATCAATGTTATCTTCGGCATCTGCACCAGTTAGTAGTCTATATAGCTTACTACTCTGTAGCTGTGTTTCAATTGTAAATGTGCCACCCTTTTCACCACTAAATGGCACACGCTTTGGATGACCCTTACCACCATAAGCATAAACATCTTCACCTGTCATTTCGTGAGATGTTGTATTAGCATAGTCAATAGAAAGAAATGGCTTATTTGTTTCATAATCATAAATAATTAAGTCCATTACTTCTCTATTGGCAAAATTCTTATTACTGCTCATTAATCATCTTCCTTTCGATTTATTTTGTTTTGTTATTGTTATACCAAAGTGAGAAATCAAAATCTTCTGACCCCCACGCAGCCCATTTAAGGACATATCCATCTATTTGATTATTTTGAATAATCTGATAAAATTGGTCATAAAGTTGAAAAACAGTTAAGCTATAAATATTTGTTAAATTATAAGGACTATTTGTCTTGGCTGATAATTTTGCAATAACATTACCTAAGTCAAAATTTGTATTACCCTCTTTGCTTTTTGCTTTATTCTTATTAAACTGTTTTTTTCTTTTTTGTAATTCTATATATCTTTGTTTTGCTTTTTCTGATGAGAAAGTCATATTCTCAATGGGTTCATCTTCTTCAACTGTATCTCTACAATTAATTTGATTAACATAATTGCAAAATTCGATAAAATTAGAATTATCAATTATTTTCGTCACTTTGTCATCATTGGAATATAAAAAAAAGCATCCATCTTTTTCATTAAAAACTACCTTATCTTTAACAAAAAATTGAATTGCTTCTTGTAATATCTGTTCACCACCTGAAAGTAGTAACAGCTTATATTTGGTTAATTCATTTTGAAGTTCAAACGATAATTTATCATATCGTTCTTTAACACCTACCATATCTATAATATCTTCTTTACTACACGACAGTAAAAAGGAATAATATAAATACAAATTATAATTTTCACCTTCATCGTCTTTTATTATGCGTTGTAAAGTAGGTGGCTGAAAACAATAGCCATCATAATTAAAACTTTCACCACCAATAAGTAAAACATAAGGAATAATTTTACCCATTTATTTCACCCTTGCGATTAAAGTCATAAACATAATAAGCCAATGCCCTACCTGTATATCTCTTTGATACTGTAATTGGAACAACATTAGCCAATTCTAATCTACCTATACCAAAATGATTAGAACCATTAAGAATTTTATCAATGTATCTAATAACATTATCTCTACGATTACCCTTTATACCTTTAAATATTTTATTATCTAATTGCATATAATCTTTATGACATATTACATTGATAGCAATAGTCATTTCTACGATATGAGAGTTTTCAACATTAGAGGGTAGTACATCAAGGCAAATATATAACTTTTCTTCTGAGGTAGTGTCATCTACATAATCATAATCAAACATATACTTATAATTACCGTCTGTATCTTCTAAATCTTCAATTGTTGCCTTTTTTTTATTAGTGATTAGTTCTCTTAATATCTCAGAACTAGCAATTTTATTTAATATCAATCTAGGATAGTTTACGATAGTATCTAAATTAGTAGCTTCCATTACACTCACCTCACTTCAATATGTTTAGTACAGCTTCCATATTCGGAATCATCGCAACTTAATGTTACAATAATGTCAGTACCAATTAAATCATCATTGTCGTCTAATACTAATAGTATTTTATTACCTTGATATTCAATGTGTAACTCAGACAGGGTAGGGAAAACCTCCCATTTCGGTTCATTTAGAACCTCGTTGTCATTTTCATAAAACTTAGCTTCTAAAGTTCGGACAACCCCACCTGATTTAATAATGGAATTACCAATAATTTCACACCTTTTATTACTTGAAGAAGGTTTATCTTCATTAATATTGTAATCTGCAATCATATGTTCTAAAGAGTCGTTGTCATTATATGTATCTCTTTCCATTGTTAAAATTACAATTTTATTAACTCCGTATGTTTTAGAAATATGAGTGATATTCATTACTCTAAAGACAGATGGATATTCCTTACCATCTTTATCATATTCAGTCCACAAGATAAATCGTTTACCAATAGGTATCTTTTTAGTATCTTCATTATAAGGTACTAACATTTGTAAACCACCCTCTGGATTATCCACTTTACCTGATGAAGTTATATTAGATGAGTCTTGCATATCAGAGATAATACCCCAATATTCGTGTATTTCATCCTTATAATCTAAATATCTAAGATAATTACTACATTTAGTAATATGACCTTTAGTTTGAATATCCTTATCCCCAGAAATAAAATCAACGAGCCAATACTCATCATTCCACACCACATAATTACCAATATCAAAAGTGTCATAAGGCAAAGACTCAATAATGGTATATGAAGTACCTAAATTATCTTTTTTATAAATAATACTAGGTTGTTTTACTCCTTGTATGTACACATTCTGTTGTAAGGTCATACCTTTAGATAATCTATTTTGAAGATTAAACTTTGCATAGTTAACTTGTGTATCTTTATATGAAGTAGGGTCGCCTATGTGTTGAATGGCATTAAAATATTCCTTATCTGTCATTTTTTTAATCCTCGTCTATATTCGCATAACCTTCATAACCCACTTCAATAAATGCACCAGTAAGACGGTCACGAGATTTATATTCTTCAATTAAGAAAGCATTATCTTGGCATACCTTTTCATACATTGCCATAAATGAAGTTCTTGCATTGCTAGGGTCAAATACTTTTAAATCAGAAGAAGAATAATTTACTTCTAAAGTTTTTAACTTAGCAATACTACGAGATAGATACACTTGAAACATCATAGAAGATACAAGTAAAATTTCTTTTTTAGTTAGGTCGGTATTAAATTCTTCGGTTTCTTCGTTATAATCGGTAAAATCAATTTGAGTTTGAATTTGAGAGTCTAACATAGCAGTAGCCTCATATAGATATGCCAAAATTCTACGGTGCATAATTTCCTCTGCTTCGTGTTCTAAATATTGATAATATTGAAAAAACTCAAAATCTTCTTCTACCATCATTTTAAAACGATTTTCCAAACTTGAAAAAGGAGTCACTTTATCAGCTCCTTCCTTATTACTTTTTTACTTTTGTAGTTGTCTTTCTTGTTGCTTTTTTTGGCTTGTCATCAACAACTTCTTTATTGTCATTTGTTCCCATTTGAGATTTAAACTGTTCCATCATAGCTGTGAAATCCTCTAGCTTCTTCTTTAATAGCTCATTTTCTTCTTTTAGAATTTTGGTTTCTTCACTAGAATTTACAGTTTTCATAGTTGATACACTTAACTGAGATGTACGCTTACCATTTATAAGTTCAGAATATCTACCATTAATCATTTTGCCAACGACAATAGTTGCCTTTGGATTTTCCTCGTTAGATAACTGAGTATAACAAGCTCTCAATCTTTCGATTGTATCTAAATCATTAAGAGAAATAATACGATTTAGATTATCTTCTGATGAGTCTGTTGCCATATTGTAAATATCGTCCTCAGTATAAATAGTATTTTTCCAATCTTTAATGCCTAATAGTTCATAGATTTCATCAGCATATTCATCTTCAATAATTAAAGTGCCAGTTTTAAAAACTTTTGACTTTGAGTTAATTTCAAAAATTTCATCCCAACTTAGATATTCAAAAGAAGGAATACCATCTTCTGATACCCTATCAAAACTAAAACTCTTATATCTTGTTGAAGTGGCAATAAAAGACTGACTATAATTACACACCTTTATAGTTGTGCTTGATTTAATCTTGTCAATTAATTGTTTATCCATAAGTTCTCCTTTATGTTCTTTTTAGTATGGATTATAAAACAGACTTGAATAAAACTATTGCTTTACCCAAGTCTGTGTTTTATATTAAGTTAGATTAGCCGTTAATTGCAATCTTACCAACCTTTGATAGGTTAGTAAATAGAATACCGAACTGATAACCATTAACCTTGATATGGATTTTTTCACTATTGATGTCTGTTTCCTGTAGAGTATTTGTAGAACCTCTAGTAATACACTTACCAACAGTACCACCAATACCGAAAATCTTTTTATCTGGTACAATAAATTCGCCAGATGGTAGCTTCTTCTGACCACTAAAACCTAGTAGTTCACAACCAGCATATGAGTTGATAAAACCATTCTGGTTGTAAGCGTCCTTTAGGGCATCTGAACCAAATGAAGTAGCACCAGCTAGTTTTGCTAGTGTCTGCATATACTTATTCTGACCAAACATTAGAGGTGTACCACCTTCTAGCACATCATTTAGATATAGAGCAAGAGCGTCAGCAGATGCTTCTGTTGGCTTAGATGTAGCCTCTGTAATAACACCAGCCATACCTGTTGTCATAGACTTATCAAGAATTTCAAAAATCTTTGAAACCTTCTTATTTTCTAGTGCTTCATTAATATCTGCAACTAGCTTTGCAATAGACTTAAAGCCACCCTTTCTAATCTGTGCTAGAGAAATATCTGTTTCAGCAGTTAGGTTTACCCAAGTTGGCTTTAGTAGCTTATGGTCAATGAATGAACGGTCAACATTGCCACCTCTGCCACCTTCGTAAACCTTAATTGTATTCTTTGGTTCAACTTCTGCTGTGTAGTCATCAAATTCATTAATACTACCATCTTCAAACATTCTGCTGATTACTGCACTAGCATTATCAACTGTTTCAAGTGTGATAGCCTTTGTAATCATAGCTGAAATTTCGTGATTAGCATCGTGACCAGTTCTACCAATTTCCTTAGCCCAAGCATCTACGGACTGAGAAACTTCCTTATCGTCATTATTTAGTTCTTTATGTAGTGTTACTTTTGAAGCCCATTCTACAAATCTAGTAGGGCTTTCATTAAGAATTGCACTTAATTCCTTTGCCATTATGTTCATTCCTCCTTTTCATTAAGCTACTGTAAATGGTCTAGTAATCTGCACAATACCCATAGATAGACCTGTTGGGTCGGCATATTCGCCCATATAAACAGCGATACACGCATCACCACTCTCACCCTTGACAAACTTACCACCGTCAGCTTTTAGGTAATCACCCTTGGCTAGAGCAGTACCAAAGTTTTCAACTAGTTCTGTTGTTGCATATCTTTCACCCACAAATAGAGGAATTTTCTTTACTTCTGCTTTTGCTTCAATATCTTCCCAGCTATCATCGGCAGGTACAACAACTGCATTAATACCTTCATATGTTGGTTCAACATCTACTAAATAAATATCTGTTGCACCAGAAGTTGCGTTTTTAACTGTTTCTGTCTTGTAATCTTCAACGATTACTGCACCACGCTTCATTGCTTCACTTGTAGTAATAAGTGTAAGTGGCTTATTAGCTACAACCTGTAGTTCTCTAATCATTTATTTTCTCCTTTTCTTTTGTTTTTAGTTGAATACAAAGCTCCTAAAATCTTCTGCTTTTGAATGAGCTTCTTCTTCCTGTGTTGAGATTTCTGTATCATTAAATAGACTTTTTTTAAAGCTATGTTGTACATTAGAAATTTCCTTTTTATTCTCTTTCTTAGTTCTCTTTACAGAACTCTGAATATATTTATTACCAATGTACTTAGTTAGTCCTTCTTCATCACAATTTTCAATTAAAGAAGATACTTCTTCACTATGCTTTTCTTCTTCTGATAAGCAATCAGCGTTATCAACCATATCCTGTAAATGCTTCTTAGTTTCTTCTAATTCAGCCTTTTCAATTTCTGATTGCATTGCTTCATATTTATCTCTATACTGAGATAGTTCAGAAATAGTTGTTTCTGCTTCATTTAATTTATTTACAACCTCAGAATATTCTTTATAAATAGTTGAAATATCAACCTTTAAAGTAGTTTTTACTGGTTCACCAACGATTGAAACCTCATCATCATCAGATACATCATATTTAACAACCACGATACTTAGGTCGTCATCATCCCAACTTTTTAGCCAAATTGTTTTCTCAGCACTTAAATGGGCGTAACAATAAAAACGTTCGTTTGGCTGTTGTTCTTTATATAGTTCAGCAACCTTACGAACAATATCACCAGTTGTTAAAGAAGCAGTTTCATTTTCTACATTTGCATTAGAAACTTCTTCTGTTTTTTCTTCATTAGCTTTATTTTCAGAAGTTTCTTCTACCTTTTCTTCGGCTGTATCTTCAACCCTTTCTTCTACTTCTGTTGTATTAGTAGCAGTTTCAACAACCTCTGTATTTGTTTCTTGACTTTCAGTTTCAGAAACTTCTGTAACTTCTGTTTCTACCTCAATATTTTCTTTTATTTTTTCTGTCATAGGTATATCCTCCTTTCTTGAATTATTTGTATCTAAAGCTGACACATCTTGTGCCAACGCAGATGCCACCATTAAATTAGACATTTCTAATGCTTTTGCACTTTCACCATAAGCTGGTGTAACATTAGAGCCTAGATAAGCATTACCCTCAAAAACATAAGACATTAATTTTTTAGTGCCATTTTCGTACAAATATTCAAATGAACTAACTTCCCAAGAATTATGCAAATTACCTTCATCATATAGTTTTGTAATTGCACTAATATAATTTGGATAGCGTTTCCAGATTTTCTGTCTAGCAAATAGACAAGGTAAAGTTTTGATTTCGCCTTTAAAAGTCTGAACTGTGTCATCTTCAATCCATACTTCTGTATGTACACCAATACTTTCAGTACCAAAAGTCACATTGCCATCATCATCAACGCTTACACAATGGTCACTTAAATCTGGTTCGCCTTTGTCATTAACAATATATTTTGCTTGTACTGGCATACCAACAAGTGTTTGTGCAATATCCAAAGCACTATCATCATATGGTAATAGAACACCATTGCCGTTTGGTTCATCGTAATAACAAACACGATTTACAATTTCGATATAAGTCTTATAATCTGCAATATCTTTTGTTTTTGTGGCAAGTACCACATTCATCTTTTCCAAGTGTGTTTTTCCCCCTTTCTTTCAGACAATATAAAAGACCCCTAGATTTTACTAGGAGTCTGATATGTTAATAATGATAAATCTTCTTTTAATTTCGGTGTATCTTCAAAAACAAAAATAGTTTTTCGTTTTGTTTTATCTTGTTTATCTGGTTTAATATCTATAACACGATTACCTCGCTTTAATAACCATCTTGCAACACCAGCAGTAAAAATTGATTTACCTTTAATATTTGTTTGTTTTTTATTAGAGGGAATAACACCCAATAATATTTCTTTCATTGTTGTTATTTCCTTGTCTTATTATATTCTTCATCATAGCTTTGTTTTTCCTCGTTGGTGGTTTCTTGCTTTTGATTTTTTGTATCTTCGCTTGAACCATCATCGTCATTGTTATTTGAAGATTTAGTGTAAGCTGTAGAGTAAGGAGTGAAAATATCATTTAATCCATCTTCATTTTCTCTTTCTCTCTTATGTAGCTCATCTTCAACATCAACACCCACTACACCTAATGCAGTTTCTCTACTACAATTTAAAGTATTATATAGATAACTAGATAAGTTAATTCTTAAATCCATTTCCAACATTTCAGAATCAATAATCTTGATAGTTGGACAATAAACTAAATCATAACCATTAACAGTTAATAGAGTTCTATAAAAATTATGTAGCATATCTTCTACTTGTTCAGTAATAGCATTAATACATTGTAATAATTGCTTTAAATTAATGTTCGCAGTAGAAGCAGTTTGTGAAGTATCGTTAGTTAAGAAAGCAACACCTAATGAACTAAGAACCTTATTACGATATAGCTTAACCTTATCTGTTGAAATTTCATCAGTAGTGGGTTCAACATAAACAATCTTTTCAACAGCTGGAGGTGAAGTATAAACAACGGTAGGATTTGACCACGCTTTCATCAACTGTTGATGAGCGTAAGCCATAATTTCAAAACCTTTGTTAGTACCATTGTTGCCTAGCACCTCTTTACGCATAACTTGATGAATAATCTTCTTTGATTTTGATTTTGCATTAATAGCATCAGCTGTATAAAAGTTTTGCAACATAATCGCTGGTGACAAAGCTCTAACAATAGGGGATAGACCATATTGCCTACCTCTATTATTAATTCGACAAGTACCTGTGTAATTAACATCCAACTTGGCATATGTAGCATTGTTATTATAAGCATCTATAATTTCTTGTGGATAGTTATTCTCAATTTCCTCTTTTGTGTCTTTAAAGAATAATGGATTGCCTTTTCTATCTTTCTGCATTGTTTTTTGTAATGCTTCCTTGATAGATGCCATATTGACTAAAACAACAGGTCTGCCATTATCTTCATAACCAGACATTTCACATACACCTAATGGTAAGAAATCAACAGCCCAGTTTTCGCCATTGTTTCTTAACATACAATTATAGTTGCCTTCCATATAAACAAGTTCAACAGCTTGTCGAATAACTCGCTTTATTCTAATTTGTTCATTAAAGTCATTAACTAATTCCCTGACTTTATTTAATGTATTGTTTTTACTCTTAACAGTACCAAAATTTTTATAAGACAAAGTGTATTCAGTATTAATATTATTAGTAACGCTCTGTACTACCATACCAATAAGGTCATCCATATTAACCTGTTTTCTAATAATATTGTTTAAACTCACAACTTTATCTAAGTCACTTTGAGCATTTTCAGCATAAGTTTCAATCTGTGATACTGTTAAAGTATTAGCAGTACCAGTAAGATTAAGATAGGCAGAATATAATGTATTTTGAGGGTCATAGGAAGCTAAAGCGTTTTTGACCAGATTGGTTGATTTTCTATCAATTTCTTCCTGAGCAGAAGTAATGACAACTGTTGAGTCATCTACTTCGTTGACAAGAGTATCTTCCTTCTTTTTACTCATCTAGCACCACCTTTCTATATCCTTTTTGTTACCAACTAAAAGCTGATACACAAGAAGGAGCGTCTAATATTTGCATTTGAGTTTCTTCGGATATTTTATCTAGTGCCATTTCATTTGCAAAATAACACCCCATAGTTAAAGAAGAATATCTATCCTTTACTTTACCAGCTCGTTCTTTTACTCTAATATTACCAACCGATGTCCTTTCGTAAGTTAAATCAATCATTTCATTAACTAACAACATTGTTTCTAAGAAAGGTTTATCAAAATAGACCTGTTCTGTCGGTTGTAACATAGGATAGCTAGGCTGTAACTTACAAATAGTTTCTATTCCTCTTTCTTTATCAACAAGGAAGTCAATTTTATGACTTGTTAAATAAGACTGTAAGTTTTGAGCCATTCTAGTATTAAGTTTTTCTGTAGCTTTGACAACATAGATACAATCATCAGCATTTTCATTTTTAATCTTATTTGCTAACTCATCATCATTCATACACCTTAATGGTGCATACTCAACACATCGACCCTCATCAAATAAAGGTCTAGCAAGAGTATAATAAATATCAACACCACAATTTCGTAAGTCTAATACTATATAATCAGCTTCAAAATCATTATATAACTGTCTAATTCTAGTGGCTTGTATAACAGGCTCAGTACCTTTCATACCCTCTAAATAAGGAACTTGGATACGATATTCGGTACGATTATTGTAACCAGTCTGTTCTGGAAATAGTCGTAAACAACTGTATACAGAGTTATCGTTTGCACTTCTATCAACAGTTGCAATATCGCACGAAATAACCCTAACTTCTCCTTTTTGTTTTGGAATAGAGTATGGGTTTTTCTTACGTAATAGAAAATCCTCATTCTTTTGAGGATAAAATGGTTTGAGCATTGTTCTATTAGACTTAATAATGTCATAACTAAAGAAAGCATCGGTATTTGCTCGGAATACTCGGTTTTCATATTCAATCATCCAAGTAATATTATCAATCTTTTGCTTTTCTTGTCTTAATTGTTGCTTAGTTCTAATACCGTGCTGTAAACTGATAGCATAGTCCATAGCCATAAATAAATTACTATCATCACCATTATCCATATCATCTTTAATATTAGTTGCAAGTTTATATAGCCAATGTGTTTCTTCGATACTTGAACTAATATAAATTTCCTTTGCTTCCTCTTGGAATAAATGAGCAATAGGAATATAATAATCACGCTTAATAAATTCAACAGGTCTAATAAATTTAAATGGCGAAATAACTTTGTCAATTAGTGTCTTTTTACAATTCCTTGCTTCTTCGATAATATTAAATGTACTTCTATAACCTCTGGAATCTTCACTTAAAGTAACGCCTATAATCTGAGAGCCACTTGCAAAATTTACTTCGGCATCGTCTTTCGATGGTTTTATTTTCGTAATTTCTATTCGCAGAGGTGAATTTGTATATTTTTGATACAGTTCTTTGTTTATTTTTTCAGATACAATTAAACTTGCCTGTCCTTTTGTGCCAGAAGTCAAAACACCTGTACTATTAGGATATAAAATACAAATTGAAATAGAGTAAATTGCAATGATATATGATTTCGCAGCAGCTCTAGCTGCTATAATTGCAATTAAGTTTGACCTACCCATTAAATGCAGTATTATCTTTTGATATAAATGCAATTTTAATTTTAGATAATGCTCTGCGAAAATATCAAGATTTCTTCTATATAAGGTCATCCACATTAAATAATGTAGCCAATGTTTAGGGTTTGATAGCCAATGTTCAGGACTAAAATGCTTGTAGCCAACTTTTTGTTCATCGTCTAAATTATCCCACGCTTCTCTTTCTTCTTCGTTTAAACCATCAACAAAAGTTGTATCTTCTGTGTATGTTACAGTAGCCATCAATCGACCTCAATATTATAATCTGGGTGTGGAGTATAGTTGCCTGTTTCAAAATTCTTGCGTGGTCTAATGAATTGTTGTCCAACATATTTAATTGTTTCAACAAAACTTTTTATATCTTCATACAAACTTTTCTTTTTATAGATGTCAGATGGACAGAAGTTTTCTACTTCTTTAGTCCATTCACCCATACAGTCACCCTCGCCTAAAGTAGCTTGTTGAGATTTTAAATATTGAGTAAAGTTTTTACCTGTGATGAAACTTTGATAGTCTTTGGCTATCTTCATTACAGCTTCACTGTCACCCTCTTTAATTTTTCTTTCTTTCATTATTAGCATAGTACAAGCATCATTTACTGTCTGTTCAATGATAATGTCCTCGTCACTAGATTGAGTAGGGTTTAACTGTGACATTAGCTTAGTGTAATGTCTTTCCATTGTTTGTAATTCTTTAGGAGTGAAGTCTGAACCAAACTTATCTTTTAATCTTTCAACTTCCTCAGGGTCAATACCTTGCTTTTTAAATTGTTCTTCTTGCCTTTTCTGAGTTTCCTCTGTCATATCACCCTCAACTGCTGGGGCAATATCATCTACTGCCTTTTGAGTTGAAGCTGTAATACTTGCATATTTTCGTTCTTGTAGGGTAGTATCATAAGTTTTACGCACTTTACTTCTACCATTCAAGTTAGCTAATCTAATATAATTAGTTAATCTTGATGTACCATTCATATCTTTTGTAGCTTCCCATTTGCTACGACTAAAATACAAGTCAAAGTGCATACAAACATATTCTAATGCTAGTAAATCAGAGCCAAATTCCATAATTCTTTCTTGAAAGTATTTTTCTAAACAATCTATACATATAGGTAGTCTATAGTTATTCTCTTTCCAAAAAGGAGAACGGCAAGATGGAAAAAATTCTTGTTTTACACTAGACTTACCACACATACAACAATGATGTTTGCCCTCTTTTGGAATGTATACATTCTCTTTAGAGGGTACTACTCGTGTTGATTTATTTTTACTTCCCTTTGGTCTACCTCTCTTTGCCATTAGGTATCACCACCTAACATTGTATTAATTGAACTTTTTTCTACGTCTTTAATCCCCTCAGCACCAAAATATTGATTAAAGGCATCATCAATAGGGTTATCATTATACCTTTTAACCATTTCAACAGACCCCCAACCAACAATGTCTGCAATAACTGAATCTGGAATATTGTGTCTTGCTAAACGAGATGTAAAGTTATGTCTACAAGAATGGAAATAAAAATCAACCCCCAAGAACTTAGAAAATTCATTAGCTAAACTATTCATCCAACTAATTGTAATTTGTTTACATTCTTTAGGGGTTGTATAACTCCATTTCCTATCTACTTTTGATTGAGGACACACAAATAGCCATTCACTATCAATCCCTAATTCTTGTCTTTGTTCCATCCATTTATCTAAATATGGTTGAAACTCCATTGCTAAAGTATATTTATGTTGCTTTTTGCCTTTAGCTTGTATCTCCTCTGGAGTCTTATATAATGCACCAGAACAAATAATGTTATCTGGTGTGAAAAATTTTGTTTTAAATCTTGTTAATTCTGCTTTTCTACTGCCAGAATACAAGGCTAACGCAAAAATACACGCTTCTTGAAAGCGTGTATTTTCTGTTAGGTAAGATAAAAGACTATTAATTTGTTCATCTGACAATACTGTCTTTTCTCTTACTGGAGTATTAGGAGGAGATTTAATCTTTATAATCAGGTTTCTAAAGTCTGGATATTCGTCATCTAAAATGTCCTCAATGAAATTAGACATTGAAGAAATCACCGATTTCATTCGTCTAAATCGTGCTGGACTTTTTTGTTCAACGGATAACCAGCGTTGAAACGCAAGAAAATGTCTTTTTTTAAAATCTACGAAAGGAATGTTGTTATTATATTTTACATTCCAACAAAAGAAAATGTTTAAATCACTTGTATATTTTTCTATTGTTTCTTTTGTTCTTTGAATTGATGCAAGATAGCTAAGAAATTCATCCATTATCATCTTATTATCTTGACATATTGCATTTAAAGTTTCTTCATCTGTGATTTTTGTGCGTTTGGTTTTTCTCGCCATCTTATCACCAACTTTCTTTTTATACGAGTTGAATGTCGTATAAACCTTTTATTAATTTGTTCTTGTTTGTAACCACAACCATTTGTTCTGGTGTACCGACTAATCTATTGTCAATGCAATAGTTGTCCATACCACTAACACAACCACTTTCAATAACCTTAACATTAGATTGAGAAGTGAAAGCATTATGATGTCTATGCCCCATTAAAATACCCTCTGGCTTTCTTCCTGTAAGCATAGTAAGTTCTTCTACTACTTTATTAACATTATCCTTATCACCGTGTACTGCATACCACAAGTGATTACACAAAGTAAATGAAGCAATACCCTCATCTAGTGTATTAGTACAAATTTTAACATTTACACTATTTCTAAAATATGTTTCTAAGTTAAATAATACTAAACTATCTAAATACTCTCCCTTAATTTGTTGCTCTTTTTGTGGAAATAGTCTTGAATGATTACCAATAACGCTATATACCCTAATTTTCGGAATATAACTATGTAATTTAGTGATAAACTCTGCAATTGTTAACGAAGCTATTTTAATTTGTTCAATTACAGTTTTATTGTTTTCAATTCTCAAATTAGAATGAATAATGCCTGAAATTAAATCGCCACCTAAGACCACTACACAATCCTTAGGTCTGTGTAAAGCAAAGACTTCTTTTAATTCATTTAAATATTTCGATAGCCTTGTTGCCAATATATTTTCATTGTAGGTATTCCAAGCATTGTCAATATCAATTCCAGTGTGTAAGTCCGTTAAATGTACGATAATACCATTGTCATAATTACTAATTTGATATTCTTCATCTTCAATAATAGGAGAGATAGGGAAGTTTTCTTGCATTGTATTCTTAACTAAATCAAAGAAACTCTCTTTACGAGCTTGTTCTCTGATTATTCGTGTAAGTTCTGTACGCTCATCTCTTGCTTTAATTCGTTCTTTATGTAATTCAACCATTAAATCGTTGTATTCCGTATCATCGCATTTACTATTTTGTGGTTGCCACACTTCCTTATAAAACCTTACTGCGTACTGTACAGGCTTTCTATATGCACTAGAAGAACGATATTCGGACTCATCTTTTCTCCAATTCTTGTTCATTATATCGGCAAATTCTTCCCAAGTGAGATTAACATTACCTTCTTCAATAGCTAGTCCAATTCTCCATAGATATTGCTTTTCATTTTCATTAGGTTGCACTTGTAAATCAATCATTGTCATTCACTTCCTTTACTGAGATATTAATATCAATGATATGTCCTACCACTCCCATTGACTTAAATAGGTCAGCAAAACGGACATTACCACCTAATGGCGAATGTAATATAACTTCATTACGAGATGAGAGTTCTAACTTAACTTGTTTTGCTTCAATTGTATGCTCTGTTCTATTAGTGACAATTTCACCTATTTTCATACTAGTTACCTCGTAGGTAGTTCATTACACTAGGATTTTCTTCTACATAATATTTTCCTCTGTGAGAACCATCATTTTTCTTTTTGCAAGTTTTTGTAATATGAACTTTAGGAAATGCCTTTCTAATATAATTTGCTTCTGTTCTTGAAACTTGTACCATTGTACTTTTTTGCCCCTTTTCTGGTATTTTATTTATTTTTGGATATAAGAAAAGGAAGATGTGCAATACATCTTCCTTATTCCCTCCATAGGTAACTTTAATTAAATGCTCAAAAATGGCTTACCTATGCGATTTTTAGGGGTTTTGAAAAATAAAAATCTAGCGTTTTGACCCCAAAATTGCAAAAAATCGGTGTTTTTTAGCTTAATTTACTTCATTTTTGTAGTAAAAATCGTAAATTTTTATATCTCCGTTATTACACTCTGTTAATGAATATATAGACTCTTGACTTAATTTAATATATTCAAAGAACGAAGTGTTAGGAGAACCAAAGAGAATATTGAACATCAATTTCTTGATATGTGAATATTCTGGTTTTTCTATCACCTTTAAAAGATACCACATTGTCTTGTGAGAGAATTGTAATCCATTAATATAATCAACCATAGATTGCTGTTTCTCTGCTGATAACAAATATTTGAGTGAATTAGAAATAGAATTTCTACTCCATATATTCTTTATCTCGTTTTGTGTATCTTCTATTAAGTTTATAATACGATGAACTTGTGGATAATAAACTTGTCCATCTAATTCTTCCTCTGACAATAATACTTTGCTAAAAGGAATACAATCATTTGGACTGTATCTAGGTAATTTATATCTATTAATAACACGCTCTAGGTAGTCCATAGTAGTGTCATAATATTTATATGTCTTTCGTTCTTTATCATAATATCCTTTATCTTTATCAAGGTACATAAAGAACTTAGGTCTAACATACCTATCTTGTCCATCTCGTTCTTCGTATTTTTGTTTTAATAATTTTAATTCTTTGACATTATCTGCTGGATTTTCTCTTTTTGCATTGTCAATATCTAAGTTAGACATTACATCTAACTGGCATATATCATTATATAGTTCTTCAACTTCTTCAAAAGGAACTCCATTATTCATCTTATCCCAAAACTTACTATTAAGTTCTTGTGACAAGTTAATAATCTCACCAATTTTATTAATCGCTATTTTTGCATCAAGTTCAGCTTTACATTCTGCTGTAAATCTTCTTTTCGTTACAATAGCTTTAACTAGTTTAGTCGGAACTAAACATTTATCATAGTTCCTTTTAGCTGCATTGATAAGTATTTTATTGTTTGTTAATAATAAAGTGTCAGAATCAAACTTTTATACCCTCGATTGCTCGATATTTAATTAGGGAATAGACTATCTCTTTACCCTATGTCAATTCATAGGCTTTCATATAATAAAAGGACTTCTCGTAGCTGGCACTTCGTAATAAGGAATTTCACCTTAAAACTACAAAATTCATAAACCTGTCTTTCGATTTAGTTCGTATTTTTTAGTCGTTGCACCTTCATAAAAATTTCTCTTTATGCTTGGCACAATATTGTCTGATAAAATTTTAAAATTTACTTATTTTTGAAAGTAATGCTTTAGATATGGCTGGTTGTTCTTAATAGCGATGGTTATACGATTTCTTATTCCATCAACAGCGGCTTTTGTATAGCCTTTTTGAATTAAATATTCTGCACAGCCTCCTATCCATTCAAAACGCTTAATAAAATTTTTATTTATGTCTAACAATGTAACAGGAGTTGCCATTCCGTTTTGTGTAGCTTTTCGGCTTAATTTTTTCTTTTCTTCTGGATTTTCTTCATAATATTTTTTTAAAGTTGTATTTTTATAATTGGGATTATTTGCTCCAGTTAAGTCACGATTACAAAAATGTCGTCCTAACTTAATTGCATAATGCACATTATCTCTATGTGTACACCATTCTAAATTGGTATAAATATTGTCATCTCTAATACAGTTTTTATGGTTTACTTCTTGATAATTACAAGGATTTTCAAGAAATGCCGTAGCAACTAAGCGATGAACTCCATAATAACGGTCATATCCGTTTTTACTTAAATGCACCATAGCATAACCATCTTCATTATGTCTTTGATTCATAATTTTTGATTTATATGTATATACCCTACCATCAGAAAAAACTACTTGTCTATCTAATGATTTTACATTCCCCATATTACTTACTTGATAAATACCTTCAAAACCTTTTATGTCTTTCCAAATCTCTTTTATCGTTTTTCTCCTCCTTTTTTTAACCAACTTTATATAATTGCAAAATAAAATATTTTATCAGATGTCCATTGTTAGCAGATATATAATATACCCACACCCCACATTTATGGGTTCACCAACTTTGTCAATTTACATTACTGTAAAAAGGTGACCTTTAAGGGCAATCACTACCACTAAGTCTTTCTAACAAATTATCATTAATACTATTAACGCAAACAATCTCTTTAGTAAAATTAAAATACTTATTAATTTCTGTGCTAATTTTATTTTTAGTTAATAAAATGTTGCCTATCGTTACGTGAGGACTTCTGCTACCTAAAATTTCCTCACCATCTTTAAAGTTTGTACTATGTATAGTTCCAATAGGAATACTGCTTGTGCCATCAAATATATTTATACTAGCTTTTAGCATTTCCATAGGGTTGCCACATAGGGTACTATAATTACCATTGACTAATATATGACCTTTTCTAAGGTTCTTCTTAAAGGATTTAATTAAATCGCTTCTAAAGTCGTAATATAACTTAGTTTGTGTAAACTTTTCATTTAAGCCCAATAGTGTATAAACTATATCATTTTTAGAATTTAAGGCTTCTGGCTTGATTGGTTCTTGACCTTGATATTTTATATGATGTCTTAATACACTAGGATTACTTTTAATTAAAGCTAAATAATCTAATGATGGTTTTAGTAATTCTTCTGTTTCTTCATATGACAATTGTAAAGTATTTAACAATTGATAATGAGTTTGAACCATTCTACCATCAAAATAATGAGTAGGTTTTTCGTGCTTGACTACACCAAACATAGGGTCTAGTGTCCACAACCAATCTTCTAAACTACCAAACTTTAAATATTTAATACTATTCGGCGTAGTAACTAACTTTATTTCCTGTATTGTTTTAGCTTGTGTGTAGCCATTTAATTGACTTACTTCCGTAATGTTATTGTCTTTAAACCATTGTTGTAAGTTAGTATTAAAACAACAAGACTTGAAAAATCTATTTCTTAATAATAACATACCATATTCTTTATAGTTACCAAATAGGGAAGTGTCCATTAAAGACTGTCCATCCCATATGCTATTACTTATCTCAACTTCTTCTGGTGCAGATTCAAGGCTTTGTGTTTTTTCATTGAATCTAGTAGCTATTGCATTGTCTTTAAATACACTATCATAATCATCAATAACTAAAATATTATTAGCATTAATCTCTAATGTATCAATGATACTACTTGAAGTTAAGCTAATTGAACTTTCCCAACCAGCTAAATCACCTTTATAGTCTTTGCTATGTGTAATACCACAACTTTGCCATTTACTAAATGGTTTATATAATCTTTCGTCAACAAATAAGCATTTACCAACTCTTGAACTACCAGAACTTCTTGATAGCCTTACGAATTTAACACCATCACATACAAATCCATACTCATAAATTGCTTTTCTAATTTCATCAACTTCCATTAGCGTTTTGATATTGTGTTCTTCATAACATTTTAACTCTTTATCATATTTAAAACCTAATTGCTTTAAAGTATCTTCATCTAATGGATTGTAAACTTCTTCATTAGTTTGAATAGCTATGATTTCGCCATTTCTTTTACAAATATTATCTTTAAACTCAATATCATCTTTATGATAACCATATTTAAGATAAATCTTAGAACTTAATCTATTGAATTGTTTGATGCTATATTTGAATGTTACATTAATAACTCTGTTTGAATAATCTTTGTTTTCTATCTTTATACTAAAATCGTGTTTTCTATATACTCTTTCATAAATATCTTTTAACTGTATTAAATCTAAACTGTAATCTAAGGAATTAATAAACTTCTTTAAGTTTAAATCTCCTTGTTCATTTCTCAATTTATATCCATTCATTGCTTTATTGTTGTAATGATTAGATATAAATAAATCCTTACCATCAATGGAAGGGATATAAACACCACTTCTTAGCGTGATGTTTCACCTTGTCTTATAAATATCACTCCTAATATGAATTTAATCTGTTTTACATTTCATCTAAGAACCATTCATCTTCTGTGTGTAGGTCTAATGAAAGTAAAGTGTTTTCTTTGATTTCTTGTAGATATTCTCTTTCAGCAAGTTCATCTACATCAATATCAACATCTATGTTGTCATAATAACCATAATCGTACATTACGCTGTTTGTATCTCCTTTCTTTTGTAAAAGTAATGTTTTGATGTGCTACGCTTAACTTTATAGCCACCTAAGTTTAAATAATAGATATTAGCACCATAGATGTATTTGCCTGTCTTTTTATCTTTTACATATTCTTGTATATTTCTTTTCTTTCTGTTCTGTCTATAAATTAATTTTTCTTGCTTTAATATCTTTAATATCTTACTAACTGTTTTAGTGCTAAGTCCTGTGTAATTGGCAATGGTTTGAACTGTTACTTGTATTTTATAACAATTCATTTTAATTTTTGTCCAATTACTTGATATGTAACCTAAGACTTGAACCATAGCAATTCTTAAACTACGATATTTAGGTTTCATTATTACCTTGTATTGCTTTACTGAGATTGTACCTGTCTTTTGGTGGAGTTCTTTGTCTAACCATTGCACAATATTAATCTCTAAAGTAAAAGGTGTATTCAATCTTATAGTATCAAAATCTACAGGAGTAAAACTACTAACATTCCAAGCAGTTTCTTCTGTGATTAACCTTAACGACTTTCTAATGTCTTTAATGTATTTTTGACAAATATAATTTTTAACATTGACTGTACTACAAAACAATTCTAATAACTCTTTTATCGTTGTGGTGTATGAATAATTATTTATGCAACGATTAGTGTTCATACCCAAATACAACAATATCATAGCTCCTGTTGCATTGTCTTTTCGTTGTTCTTCTGTGTATTCATCTCCAGTTTTGTATTTGCTATAATTGAATTTACTAAAGCATTTACTAGGTATTAATACTTTCATCATTCGACTTGTTCACCTCCTTTCAAGTGCTAAGGTATCACTTTTTACCCAGCCTTTAATAAATAGTAGTCGCTTTCGCTACACCACGCTCTAATGAGCTTGTTTGTGGTGTAGACGAACGACGAGTCATTCACTTGAAGTTCATCGCCCACTTCGTGGTCGTGGGGTCACTAACCAACTGAAATATCCTTTATCAATATTATAACTCATAAATTGCAATAAGTCAATAGATAATTTGAAATTAATACCATAGTTTGAATTTAGTAGGTAGTGTGGTATAGCTATTCCCCCTCCCCATAGCCCCCATCTTTTGTTGCGAACAGGCTTTCGTAGAAAGCCTAAGCCAAAACACTCGAAGCGTAGCGTAGAGTGTCCTACAAGGGCTTTGCCCTTGTTTATTAACTTATTATTATATTATTTTTTTATCTTTCTTCTTTAAGAAAATACTTAAAAAATGGCTCTATAACTGGGTTACTAGATTTTTTTAACACCCTCAAGGTGTTAAAGTGTACTATTCTAACCATTCTTTCATTAGATTGTACATTCTATTACTAGGCAAATAAAGATGTATTTTAAAATTATAATCCATAATTTGCAATATATATAACTTGTCTATTATTACCCTTTAAAAGCAATGCCTAATATAGCCTATAAACGATAAATTGTATTAAACATATAATTACTATCTCAACATATAAAAATTGATTATAAGCAATTCTAGGACATATTAGAGGTATTTAAACATTAATGTATTATACTTGTTTATACTTGTACTCGTTTCACTCGTACCCCCTCGTGCTTCGGCACGAGAATATGAGGAATGGTTTGTTCCATTCGTGTCATTTCGCTACGCTACATTCCACTCATTCCACAAGCCCAGTTCCTCATACGATGGGGTTCGTAGGGGAGAGGAATATGCAACCCACACTACTGCACTAATACCATACTACCCATATACCACCGTATCTAGATGATATTACCTATAGTTTACTGTATATAAGATTTTATATCTAAGGCATATAAGTTAATGGGTAATAGCTAAACTTCGCTTAGAAGCTAAAATAGAGTAAACTAGAGGTATATATAAATATATTGTTGTCATTAGATATTATAGAGATATGAAAATAAAGCTAGGATTACAATAAGTCTTATAACGATATATGAGGTATAAATTTATAACCAATCCCTAAAAATGCGATATAGATTAAATATGAGCCTTTTAGAGGTATATATGAATTAGGTATGTTATGTAAATATATCCCCCTATATATATAATAGGCTTAAATTTACGATATAAGACATTTTTTGTGTTAGGCATATAAGTTTACCTTTTAGATGTAAAAACTTGATATAGGCTAAATATGGACAAATTAGAGGTACTGTAGTGGTGTTATAAGTAGTGATATTAGATGTATTAGTTGCTAAAAACTCGAAATTTAAGTTGTAAGACAAGTTTAGTTGTAAGACAAGTTTGAATATTAAAGATATAAGTTTATGGGTAGGGTGTAAAAATTTAAAATAAGGGTACTAGGGTATAGGATATGAAACTAATAATAGGTCAATAGTAAAAATATTATAAATAAATAATAGATATATATAAATTGCAATATTTAGGGGATTAGAGTGATTTTAAAGGTTCTTGTAAAAATGGCTTGTTAATGGGGTTTTTGAGGGATATAAAAGGTGAAATTAATTAATTAATAAAAAATGATGTATTTTTATAATATTTAATAATATGAATGTGAAAGTGCTAAAAATGGCATAGGAATGGGAATTTTAATATATGAGTTACTTTTTATTTTTTTAAGAGTTAGGGGAAATAGTTTTGAGGGAAAAATAAGGGGAAAATGAATGGTTTTTAGTGGTATAAATTAGGTGATTTTAGGGGTATTTTTGGGTGATTTTAGGGTGCAATTTGGGGTAAAAACTTTGGTATATTTTAACAGATATTGTATTTTGTTATAGAGTGATGTGAGAGGAGAATAAGAGTTTTTGTTTAATGAAATGAAGAATATTTAAAGGTGTTTGGGATTAATTGGGTTCGTAACTGAGGTATCTTGAATGATGTGTGTGGGTATCAACTAGGGGGTGGGTATCGTGGTAAAAAGTGGGTATTAATGTATAAGTACCCCCATTTAGGGATAAAAATGGGATAAAAACTAGTGTATTAGAGCAGACTCATCAATTATAATTTAACACTTTAAAGTGATAAAATCATACTACTGTAATAAATATGATTTACAGTAGATTTATTATAATTCTTTTAAAGAAAATATTTTTTGCTTATATATATAGAATATAAAAATACATATTTAATTAATTAAAGAAACTACTACATACTGGCATATGGTAAAGTTTAACAAAATATACAAGGCTATATTTTACTGTTGGTGGGTATATCAAAATTGATATAACTACATATCAAAATATGAATAACTAAAAATAAAAAAGCTATTGCAATTTCTGAATTATAGTAGTATAATGTAACTACAGTCAAAGAAAGACAGAACCCATCTGACGACTTGTTAACTGTCTATCTTTATTGTATCGCTAATCTATACATTTACTACATAATATATGTAGTATCTTATCTAATTGATGTTCAAATGACGCTGTACTGGTACGGCTTTATAATATATCAGCGTACCTTGAAAATTGGATATTGAGCATAAAATATAACTTATCAACATTACTGTTAATCAACTAACAATATGTAATATATCGTTAGTTAGGTAATTAGTATCAGATTATGTAATATAATCTAATGCTCTTGTTGACCTTGATTAGTTAAATTAAGACGTTATATCTAATGTTACAATACTACTTATCAGTTAGATAAGATGTGACCTGCATATACAGGGGTGCTGTGTAAATACTTGCGCACGGCTGGGAGCGAACGAGATGGGGAGAACTGGTTATATTCTTCACTTAAGAACGGAGCTATAAAGGAACCACACCTCGACACGGTGTGAAAAAGTTAAAGTAAAACTATAACTAACTTTATTTATTATAAAGTTTTGATATAGCACATTACTATTTTAATAGTAGTGTGCAATTATGAAAACTTTATACACTCACTTGTAAAATACAACAACAAAACTATACAAGTGTTTCAAATTTTCTGTACATTTGGAGGTACACTATGAAAACTACTAACACAACAATGAAAACAAACAAATTACCCGTTATCGGTAACAGTAATGTATATTTTGCATTACAAAGCCTACAAGCTGAAACAATGCATAATGCAACTGTTTCAAACCTTTGCAACAACCAGCTTCAGGCTATTAATACTTTTGTAAAGAAACTCGCAACTTATGAAGGTACTATTGCTATTGATTCACCTAAATTTCTCGAGGTTAAGAAGTTGGAGTTGAGCATTAAGAATCTTAAAGGGATTATCAATGACGCTTTAAAGAAAATCAATAGTGATTTTGTCGCTAAACAATTAAAGGCATATCAAAAAGCCTACAATGTGCCTGAAACTCTCTTTACTCTTTATTCTATCTATAAAGTAGAATTACATCAGGGTAATGCGTTTGACTCTCAAAAATGGTGCATCCGTTGCATCGGTAGAGAACCAAACGCAAAAGAAATAGCTACTATTTTAGGGGAAAATTTTAGTGTCAAAATATATAACGGTGCTGTAAATAGTCTATTGACTGGTACTATTCTATGGGGAGTAAATAACAATGGTTTACAATTGTCAACAACTGAAAAAGCCACCCTGAAAAAAGCACTGGGCGAACGCTTTAACACTGAAAACATTAATTTAAGTCTAAAAGCTCTAAAGGGTAGTGTTAACCGTACTAAAGAATTGTTATACCCAGAATATAACAAGGAATACGGTAATAAAGCACGATTTGAATTATTGTACCGTGCAATTACAGAAATGAACCTAAAAAACGGTAACACCCGTATTACCAACGCCACAATAAAAAATGCTAAAAATTTAATTCCTAGATTTTTACATTGGCATTTATGCAATATCAAACCACATATTGAAGTACAAAAGACTTCAAAAGTGGCAAAAGCTACAAAAAGCAAGTATTATATTATCAATGCTAATTTAGATTGATAATTGATATTAAAAAGTCCACCCATTTAGGGTGGACTTTTTTTAGTACAATTTTTTTATTATTATAGAAAAATTTTGTATTAAATTAAAATATAAAAAGCCTTGCGTGTTTTTGTAGGCTTTTTATGAACCAACTAAATTTTACTATTATATTGACTATTGTATTAAAGGTATAGTACATTATAACTATAACTATGCCTTTAATAGTTTAGTCAAAATCTTTTCAATGACTAAACTAATTTTTAACCATTTAACTTATTAACTTAATAAAGGAGGTGTATATTATAGGTGAAAAACTTTTAAGCCTAAAGGGTGCATATCAGATACATAACTTTATAGGTGCGTACTGGTTTAAACCTGAGGACTTAACCAAACTAGAAAAAGCCTTTAAGGGCTATTCTACACCACAAAATATAGATGATATACAAAGTATTTACGGCTTTTTATCATTATATTTTAGTGGTGCTATTGAAAATAGGGAGTACACTTTTTATGTAGGTATTAACAAAAATAATGCACAATGGAGTGTTACACCATTTGAAAATGATAATGCCTTTACAACGGTTTTTCTAGTTAAAATTCATAAAACAGATACAGAGTCAACTGTTACTTTGTATCTAGAAAAACTATGTGTGTAGGTTATACACATAAGTAAAAACAAGGGAGTTACTATGTTATTGTAGTAATTCCCTTGAATTATTAAAGGAGGTAATACAAAATGAAATACAAAACTTACAAAAAATGGGAGTGCATTTTCTCATTATGTAAAGGAGTGATGGGTACTGTTGTATTTATGTGTGTACTATTTGGTACACAATATATCGTTAGTGTTATGTAAGCGTAAATGGAATACATTTCCATTGACAATTACAACTACAAATGATACAATGACAACACAATACAAAAAACAAATACACTATGAAATGATACATAGAATGGCTATTTATTCTTTATGTATTGCCTTATCCTAGTGCGTTAAAAATGGACAAGGTTAGTTTTGTGTTAGTTGTTGTGAGAATAAATGGTGTTCCAAACTTTCTATGTATCATTTTGTAGTGTATTATTAAAATTAAATAAGTTATCAATCTACAAACCTAGTTATTTTTATCTATTATACACAAAATAACTAGGTTTATTTTTTTACTAACTCACATTGCAATTTATGAGTTAGTCATTATTTTAATTATTAAAGGAGTAATTTTTATGTTATTACAAATTAATTCAGGTAATAGCCATATTACCTGTTCAGACCCAGCAAAATCACACATTTTATTATCTGCGTTAGATTTAGTAGATAATCATCTAATAGCACTTTGCGATTCAATCCTAAGGGGAACTGATGTGGTGTTACATTATATCAGTATTGAGTGCGATGATAATGAAAATATTGACGAATTTTGTGACACTAAATGTTACATTAATTTTGAATTAGTCAACATTAGAACAGGTGAAGTTTACGGAAGTAGACGCACATCAACAGTAGAATGTGAACTACTAATTCGTATTAGTAGGTATGTTATGAGAGATTTGGAGATAGGAGTGCATAAACTATGCGACTAAACAAAGACAATGCAAAATATGCCGTTGTACAGTGGGCTATGTGGAACGGTGGTGTAGTGAGTTATCACAATAGCCTCAACCAAGCTATTAAGAAAGCCAATGCATACAATAAAAGCCCTAATGCTAATGGCTATGAAGTATGCAGAGTGTTTCCTATTACCAAAGAAGCACAGGATGAAATTGATAGAATGTATTCTATGCGTGAGCGTTTCTATGCCCCATTGGATAGTGAATTGAATCGACTAGTAAGCGACCTACCACATTATGATGGGTCACAAAAGTACAATGAGTTTTGTTTGTAGTTTATAAAGGGGTATGCGTTATGAAACAAGGTTGGTACTTTTTTCTTAATAACAATGATTATTTCATTGTAAGTAAAAGGATGAAAAAAACAAAAACATTTGCACAAAGAATATTAGATGCTATGTACAAAGAACAAATTATAAAAGCTCAACCGTTACAAGGAGATATAAATTTAATATTTTCTAGGTTGGTAAAAGCAACATTGGAAGTGAAACATTGTAAATTCAAGAATGGCGAACCATTTGATTATTACGATATTTGTGGGGAAAATTTTACCTGTGGTAAAAGACTAGACGAAAACAAAACATTCATTCTAGTAGAAAATGAAAGTAAGGAGTGTGCATTATGTTAACCATCAATGAAAAATATCAAAATCAACCTATCGTAGGTTGCATCCATCTTTGCAATAAAGGTGGGTTTGTATTTTACGAGCCACTAGAAGATGACAAGCCTGACGATTTTGAAACCTACTATATAGTAGGCATCAAATGGATGGGTGAACCTATTAGCGATATTCAGCTATGCAAAGTTGAATATGAGTTAGTGGACGATGCCTGTGGTAATCCTATTGATTTAAGGGGTTATGTAGAATACGGTGATAACCGTATTTATCTGGATGAAGTTATGAGAGCATAAAAGGAGAGTTTTATATGAAAATTATTAGAGAATATGAAGGTATTGAAAATTTCGATGCTTGGAGTAACGCAAGATACACTAAAGATAGAATTATTGAAGAAGGAAAAGCAGATGAATTTGACAATTTTGTTGAGTCATATTTTGATGGTGAAGTTGATGAAACAGAATTGAATGATTTTTTATGGTTCGAGGATGAGTTTATATTTGAAGAACTGGGTATTTCAAATGACGATGATGACGAGGACGAGGACGAGGAGGATTGGTAATTATGAGTAGAATATATTTCTTGTATAGGCTAAAAGACCACGATGACAGAGATTGTTGTGCTTATATCCAAGTTCCTAAATTTGAATGTGGGCATTATTTTGGTTCAATCTGTTTACAAGGTAGTTGTTATAGTGGTGGTGATTTTGCTGATTACGATGATATTGAAACTGTGCTAAGTAAGTCAGAGTATGAAGAACTGATTAACTTTAATAAGCAAATTAAAGAATTGGGGTATGGTATTACAAAGGGTGATGATAGGTATTTACAAGGTGTGAAGTTAATCACTTCTATCTCATATATTTTTGATAAGTTGTCCTCTGCTGAAGGACTAGAGTTTCAAAATAATATTATACAGGATGAAATTGAGTGGTTGATGGAAGAATATTGCCTTAATGAAGATGATATAGACCATATACTTGATGAATACCCTTGCGATTATCGAGATAGAAGTATCATAAGTGAGGTGTATGATAATGCTTATGAATTAGGATGGGAAGAAGCATATCAATGTGGCTTATTTGACCCTTATTCTTCTGATTGGAGTAGTTCAACATTTAACCAATATTTTGATTTTGAAGCATTTGGTGAGGATTTATGTGATGATGAAGGATATTGCCTACTAGATGATGGTAGGTGTGTAAGATTTTGTTGGTAACAGATTAAGGAGGAATTTATATGCCTAACAAATATTATAAAATTAGTTATATGACTAAGAATGGAACGCCTTGTGCAGTTGTTGTAGGGGCATCCAACTATTGGTCAGCTAAAACTTGGTTTATTGAACACAAACTAAAACGGCTTGGTGAAATCTATGGATGCGAAGAAGTCAATGGTAGCTTGACTGAATACAAAAGAAAAGGTATGCCAATTCTCAGGGCAAAAGACGAGGATATTAAAAGAGATTGGTGGAACGCAGATGTGCCATCTGAGGATTTGACAGACAAGTTGAGAAAGTTTCTAAAAGAAAACAATATCTATTACGAATTAAGTGAAAACTATTATGAGTGGCATTTCGAATGTTTATGTAGCAAGGAAGAAGAACTTGCACTAGACAGATTTTGGGAAGAAATTGTTAGTGAGTAAAGGAGTGTAATTTATGAAAACGATTACTATTACAAAAAACATATATCGTTATGACGAATTGTCTGACAAAGCACAAGACGCCGTTAAAGAATGGTTGCTTCAAGGTCGTCAAGAAACAGATGTTTTTAGTGAGAACTGCGAAAATGATTTAGAATCGCTATTTCCATATAGCGATTTGGATGTTCAGTATTCATTGAGTTATTGTCAAGGTGATGGTTTTAATATTGTTGGAAAACTGGATTTTAGAGATATGCTCCCACATATGGAAGGCAAGAAAACCAGCTTCTTGTCTGAATTTTTACCAATTTATTCAGATAAAGAAATCAAGACATTAAAGTGGTTATTTGAATGGATTGAATGTGAATACACTTTTACAAGAAGTCGTTTTGGTAATTGTTATTCTTGTAAAGACGAAGATAAGAGTGAGATTGAGTATCTCATTGATGAAGCTATGGAAACTTTAGAATATTATCATTTTAAAAACATTGGTAATATTCCAAAACTGTTGAAACGATTTTACTATGATGTGTTTGACTGCTTTGAGAAGCTAGATAAGTTTTACGAAGATAGTGGTTATGCTTATTTCTACGAAATAGATGAGGAAACAGCACAAGAAATATGTGAAATTAAAGACTATATGTTCTTTGAAGATGGAAGCACTTGTTGCAAGGTTTATAGTCGGTAACAAACCTTGCAATTAACAAATAAAATAGCAATTTTAAAATTAAAACTAAAGGAGTAAATAAAAATGAAAGTTAAGGAAATCAAAGAAGAAAAGGTAGTAGCAACAAAATACATTGCAGAAGATGGTAGCGTGTTTTGGGATGAAGAAGAATGTAGAAAGTATGAAGAAAGTGCGTTGTTTGTACTTAGCCAAGATTTGAAGATGAAAGCTTTTTATAAAAGCGAATGTATGATTGACGGTGCTGACGAAGAATACGTAAGAGTGTTTGAAGTTCCGACAGAAAAAGAGTTGGAAAAATTAAAGAGATATTTATATCTCAAAGCAACTGATGGCATTAACCTTAGTGGTGATTTATCAAATCTGACTTATGGTTGTAAGATTATTACTTTTTGGAATTGGGAAGATGATTATTGTTGGACATTGGGCGATGGAAGTCTTGAAGCATATGTTAATTATGCTAAAGAACAAATGGAAGAAGCCATTACAAAAGCATATTCAGATAACAAAGAGGACTAAATATGGTTCATATTAAATTCAAATACAAGGACTCCCTTAGTAACTGGGAATGGAGAGAACAAGAATGTACAGTATCATCAGTTGCAGAATGTAAGAAACTATATGGGTTAGGAATTGATTGTGAATATCAAATTATTTCAGTTGAAGAAGTTAATAACAGAAAGGATAAATGATAAGGGGTGATTATTATGAATGAGTAATTATTGAATATGAAAGAATATGCACTATTTATTGTAGTGTATGACTTTAAAGAAGAATTAGAAAATGAGTGTGTTAAAAGGAATAGCATCAACGATGCTCCTTGCGATATGGCTTTTGACATCGCAAAGGATGTAGTAAACAAATTCTTTAGAAATTTTGAACCTGAAAAATGGGGTTGGGATTACACTCAATTTATTACTCATTGCGAACTGTATTTTGAATAAGGAGTGATATTTAATGTTACAAACAGTTATCAATAACAATCTATCAATCATTCGTAGAATTGATATGATTACAGAGTATCTACCTAATAACAAGTATGATACCATTATAGCAACTTTAAAGAAAATTTATGGTATTGTAGAAAATGACCGACAGTATGTAAGACAATGGGTTGAAACTTGCTATGAAGATTATAAGGATATGGACACAAAGATTGCTATTGAGCGAACTTTAGATAAGTTATTGGATGAACCTGAACCACCATTTGGGGTGTTCAGAAGTCATAATTATAAGTATGATGTTATTACAGATGACAATCAGAATGTTATTGCTATTAGTGCAATGATTATGTTTTATTAAGGAGTGTTGATATATGAAGCGTGTAAGCGATAAAGTAAAGATTTATAAGGCTTTGCCTTTGACAATTTGGCAATTAAGAGATGTTCTGATTAACAAAATGTAAGTCGCAGATTTTGCTGAAATCTTTAATGCTAATGATGATTTTGAATTAAAAGTTTTTCAATGTGGCTCAAATGATGAAATGTGGGATTTTTATTCAGTTGATTGGTCAGCAGAAGATGTATCGGATTATCTAGTAGATGAAAATGTTATATGCGATGCTTTATCTAGGTATTTTGATATTGATGTAAAGTATGTTCAACCGATTGCAATAGATTGCGTATATGTAATGTTTGAAGATAGAAAGGATTGATTAATATGACGAATAAAGTATTGAAAGTTGATTACAGTTATACACAGAGATTTCTACCATCTAAAAGACACAGAAAACTCCGTTTTAGAGAAATGAAAGATACAATGGTTGTTAATATTAAAGAATTAACTGTTGATGAATTTCCTGTTGCTTTTATTGTACACGAATTAAAAAGTGTGTATGAGGGAATGAAATCATATGATGATTACGAAAATTGCAAATACGAACATAAGATGTTTGCAGAGGAAATCAGAACATACAAAGGTGAATTGAGAACGCCTGTTCGTATTACTCACGGAGCAGCAATCAGCACACTATTCAGAGATTATACCTATATTCTTGAAAATATAGAGTATTCACTTCGTAATAGTAAACTTAACAAATTCGATAACTTCCCATATACAGACAATGCTGATGAGTTCACAGAACAATCTATTATTGTAAACGACAATAAAAAGGAAGTTGAGAGATATATTAGAAATCATATTAAAAGTTACATATATTGTGATGGTAAATTTTGGAGCGTATGTGGTGAGCCGATGTATGTGGTAAATACCTTCGGTTTAGGTCATAATCACGGTGGAACAGGTATGTTTATAGAAAGCCATTATAATCCGAATATCTCATCGGATAATTATTTCAACGCTTTACAGAGAGATGAAGCTATTGAACACGGAAAAGCCATTGCAGCACGCAGAGGTGACACAGAATCTATTGAAGGAATCGGAAAGTATATTGATATTGAGGTGATTATGCCAGAGATGGTAAAAGCAAATCCTAAAAAAGAACACGGAAAAGGTGACTCATTCTTAAATGATATAGAAGATATTGTTGAAAGTTCAAACGACTCATTGACAGCTGGGTTATTATGTATGAGTTTGATTTGTTAAGAAAATAAAATGGAAATTTTATTGAATTATAAGGAGTAGTTACTATGGCAAAATTCAGAAAAACTATTAATAAGGAATTACTATTAAATGAAATTAGTGTGTATTGTTGTGAGTTATCTGAGTATTTTATTAAAGACAAAACAAAGGCAGATAAGATTAGCCCAAAAATTTCAGCCTTAATTGATTTAATGGTTTTTTATTTTGGAGAAAATAGAGAGGAATTGGTTGATTACGCAAGAAAGAAATTAAATGATTTTGCGGCGTTTTGTGGTGAATATTATTGCAGTAAAGGCTATGATAGCTCTTATGCTTTTAATTATGAGTTTTAATTATAAAGGAGTAATTACTATGGCAAAATTTAAAGTGACAATTAATACATTTGGTTATAAACCTTGTGGTGATTTTTCAAGCGATAGAGTTATTTACGCTATGGATAATTGGACTAGTATCGAACATTCATATTTAGAGGTTCTGTTCCGATTACGAACTTTTATAGGTTGTAATCTTTCTGTAGGTGAGCGGAGTAAATGGGGTGATAAGTATGACAAATGGTTAAATAAAAAGAACAATAGAATTATTATTAATGATGATTGGTATTCTGTAAAGTTGCCTTATTGCTCTAATGGTCACATTAATTGCGAGAAATTAGTAAAGCAATTAAAAGAAAAGGGAAGAATTACCATTGAATTTTTAAAATGTTTTGATATAAGGGAAAATCGTAGTAATTTTAAAAATTGCTATATGGAGATTGTAAAGGAGTAATTATTATGGCAAAACAAATTATATATTTTATGGAAAAGAATATTCACGGTGCTTGGGTAGTATATGGTGTTGCTGGAATTAAGCAATATTATTACTACACAAAGAAAGAAGCAAGACAGAAGTACATTGAAGATTGTAATGTGTTTTTTGAAGATAAAGGAGTGTGACTAATATGCTAATGTATGAAAGTGCAATAGTTGATGAACTAGGTGATGTTATCGCTTGGTGTAGAGATTTGTCCGAAAAAGAGATTGAAGAAATGCTTGATGAATACCCAGAGGCTAGAAGAACTAGTATTGAAGTTAGGTGATTATTATGAGAGTTGTTAATAAACATTTTGTTAAGTCCATTGAAAACACAATTAAAAATATGGTATATCCTGACGATGTTAAGGAAATTAGTTATATTGTTACGGTGTTTGATAAAGAATGGGAAGGAATTGTTGTTAGGAAAAAGCAGAATAGTTTAAATAATGCTTGTAAGTATTTACAACATTACATAGACGAACAAATTGGTGAAATTTATGTGCTACAAGTTTATGTTTATTGGAAAGACGGAGTGACAGATGATGACGAAGTAGCATTAAATCCAGAAGAAGTATTGTCTGTAAAATGTAAAAAACAATCCAATGGAAGATATTGGGTATCGCAAAACTATTTCATAGATGGTTGGGAGGTTAATAAGGAGGAATATCTATGAGTAATAAGTATATGTATGAAGGTCAAGACTTTTCAAAATATGATGAAGAAAAATGGATGACCACAAGAGATATATCAGATATGTTGTGTGATTTAGCTGATATTGACAGCGAAGCCATTAGAAATGAGGTTGATATGGCTATTTTCGATATTCAGGATATAGTTGAGGGTTGGAATACAAGTATGAAAGTATTATACAATGTGTTAATTCGCATTGTAGAACACAATGAGTGCTAAATAAAATATAAGTTTTAATTACAAAGGAGTATGCAAAATGATTACAGAAAATAAGACAAAAGGTATTACATTGAACTACACAAACTTCCTTGACGGAAATCCTGTGTGTTATATGATGAACTTTAGCGATACTATTGCTAAAGCAAGGTTTAATGAAGTAATGGAAAATATGTTTCCATACGAAAGAGAACAAGCAAGATATTATCGCTTAGTCGTATTTAACGAAGGTGATATTTACATAGATGTAAACGAAACAGGAAAGATGTTTTTCTTGTGTAGGTTTGGTAATATGTTATCAAGTATGACTAAAGAAAAATTAGAAAACCTACTGAACGGAATGTTTCAGTAGATTAGATAAAATATGAGTCCTATTTATGGTACTTTCCATAATTTTCTAATTACAAATTACTATTTATTGGTTGAATTTGTTATATAATTATGGTATAATTTCGATATAAATTGTTAATTATCAAGAAAAATAAAACATTTATTTTATAAATGCAGAGTGACTACCTACATTATGTAGGTAGGTAATGCAACCACAAGACGGTCACAAGTCCGTAAGTTGTAAATTTAAATCATATTAAAGGAGTAAATAAGATGATTAAGTATATTATTACAAGAGAGAACGACATTGAGGTTGAAACATACGAAAGAAAGTTTGCAACAACTTATATTGTAAACGATTTAGAGAGTAACCGTTTTGAACACTTCTTTAAAATCATTGGAATTTTCAATGATAAGCAAGAAGCATTAGAGTGTTTCGAGAAAGAAAAAATCACCTGTAGTACCTCAGCGAAAAGAAAGAACCGTACTACATACATTACCTTTGATATGGTTTGTATGTGTGAGGTTGAAGATGGCTATGAGGACGAATACGGAGAAATCTGTATTGGTGATGAATACTATGGTGATGGTGATTTTTACATCGCACCGTTTAAAAGTAAAGATGACTTAGTTGAAATTTGGGAGGCTTAATTATGAGTAGATATGGAAAAACTAAAGAAGAAATAAAAAACATTTACAAAGTAGATGTTGATAAAGTTCATTTTGAAGATAGAGGAAATTACAAAATATCTCCTGTATTGGATGTAAATGGTTTTGGAGATTGGGTACATATTGTTTGGGATTATGAAGGATATACCGTTGTAAATACCGAAGCAAATTCAACTCGTAGCTGGACTTGTGATTTATCTCCATTAGAAGGGATGGATTTTGAAAAATCGTGGGCGTTACATTCAAAGTATCAAAATGAACATTGGGGAGAATAAAATTTATCTTTTATTGATAGGGTGATTTTATGAAAGTAAAATACATAGTAAATAATTATATGTTGGGTGCTAAAGTCCGAAGTACTCAGACGGAAAAGATTGTTGCACAAAATAGAATTGATAGAAACAAAACTGAATTGGTTTATGATTTTATCAATTTAAAAGAAAAGGAATTTTGTGATAGGATACTATCAAAGAAAGGTATGATGATTTAATGAGTATTAAAAATGTTGACAACGAAGAACTAAAGTGTTTTCTTGAAGAATTGCAAGAGGATGAATTTACAGAAGAAGAAAAGGAAATTTTAGTGAGTTTAGCGACTAAAAAAGATAGTCACTATCTAAGATGTGATATGACAATGTTAAATTGTCTTTATGGCACTGATTACATTATGTATAATTTACCAAACCAGAGAATGGAAATTTATGATAGGGTTATCGGTAGAATTGACATTTATATTCCATCAGAAGCTATGAGTGGTTCACACGCAAAGGAAAAGTATGACTTTTGTAAATTAATTGCAGAAGATTTAAAGAAGAACTTCCCTGAAAAGTGGTATGCAATAGACACTAGAAATGACGAATGGGAAAGGGAAGTGTATAATAATCCGTACAGTTTAGAACCAACAATGTGGTGCAGAAAGACAGTCATTACTATTGAGGGTGACAAGAAGATTGAAAAGATTATTGAGGATAGTTTACCTAGTATTGATTTAATGGGTGACAATCCTAGACCGTTCAATTATTTAACTATTGTTGAAGCAATTAAAAAGAGTTTGTTTAAAAAATTCAATTTGTTTGTTTCAAAAGAATTAGAAGAAAAACAAGCTGGTTATTATGATAATATTTAAGGTGATAATATGAAATACGAAAAAGAGTATGAAGTAATCAAACTTCAAGTCAATGAAGATGGATTAATTATCAATTCAAATTTTAATCTATTGAGAAATTCTGAGATTGTTGGTATTAAAGATATTACTTCAATGGATTTTACTGATTGGTATATTATCAATTATTGCAAAGCACCAACTGATGAATTATGGAGAGACAAATTCTTTAATGAGGTATTATTACATAAGATTGAATTAGATTGTAATTCTTTATATGTTAGATTTACAAATAAGGTTATTGTTCAGCGTAATGGGGATTATCAATTATGTGCTAATGAAAAAAATATAATTGAGGTGGTGTCAACTTATAAAGCATTTCTTACTTCAATGGAAAATAGGGCTAAATTAGAATACCTACCAGCATATAAGAAAACTTATGACGGTTATGATTTTGAAGATGGTTCTTATTTATTACAAGATGGTTCAGGTTATTTCAGTTTAGGTTATGATTTGGAAAGTTGTAATTTCAACTGGTCATTTGATGAATACCCAGATAAATTTCCTAGTGATTTTCCAGAAGTGGTTAGCTGGAGAATATTATGGTTAGACGACAAGGAATATAAAACAGAATTAATGGACTTGTACAATGATGATGATGTTGTACTTTACCTGAGTGATGAAAGCACTTGGTACGATTTACACGATAATGTGTAAATAAAAGTCCAATTTTAAACAAAAGAAAAACCACACTAAGCACCTTTCAACAATCCTTAGTGTGGCTGTGCAGAATATCGCTTTAACAATATATGGGATAACTGCGTTTGTATTATAGCATTTGCTATATAGATTGTCAAATCAAATAAGAAAATAAAAATAAAGAAAAATATTTACAAAGGAATGGTAAGATAATATGATTATTGCAGTTTTAATTTTATTGTTTATTGGTTGGGTAGTGTATGAGTTATGGTTAAATCCTATGATACCATACTATGAAAACGAAAAAAAATACAATGAGGAGTTCTTAAAAGAATACCCTAAAGGTACATACATTACACTAGAGTGGAAATACTTTTGTGAGTTTAGGGATGAAGCAATTAAAGAATATGAAGAAAGAAAAGGTAAGAAGCTAGTATTAAATGATGGCTGTTGCACTAGCACATTTGATTATCAATATTTATTAAGAGTAACAGATATTTTAGACAAAGCTCACGAGAAATTAGAAAAAGATGGTTATACACCTTTAATTAATAAATTATTTATGCTACCTAGTGGACTTGGAACATACTCTAATTGGGTTGAAGCAAAAGGAGATGACGAAGCCTTTACTTGGTTACTGAGAAATAAATGGGAAAATTTTTCAAGATGGTCTATTAATTGTAAATTAAAAAAATTAGGAGTTCCAATTGAAGATGTGAGAAACCCCTACAAAATTGACGAAATGAAACCACAATCTTTAATAGATTGGGAAAATTCTCAACCTAATAACTATTGGGGATAAAGATAAGTCCCATTTTTGGGACAGTTGAATTTCGCATATTGACAAATATATAAAAACTTATTATAATTAAAAATAGAACAGATGTTCGATTGTGTGAATATCTGTTCTATTGATGAGGTGTTGACTATGACAAATAACAATCAAGTTAGTATTAATACCAATTCTTTGGTTTCATTGTTACAAATGGAGAATCAAAGACTAAAAACACAGCTAGACTATGAAAAGAAGTTAAGAGTTGAAGCTGAAAAGAAAGTTATTGTTCTAGAGGAGCGATTAGCCAAGAAGAAAAGAAAGAAAAAAGAAAGTGCCAACCAAGAATACACCCCTTATAAATGTAATGGACGAAAAAAGCCACAAAAGACTGACCCTATAACAAGCAGAGAAGATTATGTTCGTATTCGTGAAGCCCTATTAAAACAAGCTAATGGTGTAAGAAATGCTACTATTTGGACTTTAGGGATTGCATTAGGTCTGAGAGTATCAGACTTAGCAAAATTAAAATGGAAGTATTTTCTTGATGAAGATTTATCTTTTAAAGTTAAGACTGTTATTCACGAGCAAAAGACTTCTAAATTAAACAATATTTACATTACGGAAATTATACAAAAAGCATTGCTAGAATATATGGCTTATTTGGACTATAACATTGATATGGACGACTTTATCTTTAAAGGATATAGAGATGGACATCTTAAAGAAAACACCATATACACTAAATTAAAGCCATTAAATGAGCAATTAAACTTGCAATTTCACTTAGCTACACATACAATGCGAAAGTCATTTGCTTGTATTGCAGCTTGTTGTGGAATAACAAAAGTTGATATGAATACATTACCTGTAGTTCAAGGCTTACTTAACCATAGTAGTCAAACAGTTACTATGAGATATTTAGGTATATTTGATACAATGTATGAAGAAGCAAGAGAGAAGGTGAGTGATTTTCTTCTGGGAAAAACAAATATTAATAAATTGATTATGACCAATGATAGCACCAATCAAGTTTATGACAAAATTGTTAATATGCTGGATGAGATTATTCAACAGCAATAAGACAAAAAAAGGAGAAGATAAGAATGAATTTATACAACGGACAACTTCCAGATATGCTACATCGGTGTGGTGAAGATGAATTAAGTTCATCTACCCCAGATAGGGTGATGTTTATTTTTATTGATGATGAAGATTTTTTAGATTTATTACAAGAGATGAAAGAAAGCTACATAGAAGATGACATTTTAATTGGCTATGAGCATTTTAAAATATTAAAAAAATTGAAGCTATTAGTAGCAAAACTTTCTGATATTGTATCGTCAGGAGAGAGTAATTTAATTATTTTTTTGGAAAAACAAGGTATATTTAATGAGCAAATTATACAAATAAAAACATTTGTATTTAGTGATGTTCTACAAAAAATGAAATTATTATAAAATAAGTAACATATGCGTTGACAAAATTTAATTTATGTGTTACACTTTAGTCAAGTTAAATGGTTGCTATTAAAAGGAGTCAATGCATATGTTAAATAATATAAATAATTTTAAACAGTTTTGTGAGGATGCAAAGCAGCATAAAAAAATAAAAAAGCAATCTATTGCTTTTGCAAATGCAATATTTGAAGATTTTATGATAAATTATGAAAAGTATTGTGAATGTAAGGTTTCTGTTTCTAATGTAATAGAAATATGCACCCAAGCTGTTGCTAATGTAAGTAGCGTTACTTACGCTTCTACCATTTATGCCGAAGGCATTTCATTGTTATTACAATATTTAGCTTTTAATAAGATGATTGAAGAAAGTGATGTTTCCAATATTGTTGATAACATTAATTGGAAACAAGTAACATTAGAGTCTAGTATTAAAAACACTTGTTTTGTAAGTTTAGACCAGTGCATAAGTTTTGTCAAAGGTGTTGTCAATTCTATTGGTAATATGGAAAATGACGCACTAAGTATCATTGCATTGTGTATACTATTTTGGTATTTCCCTCAAAAAGAGAATAAACCTATTAGTATGATATTAAAAGCAGATTGTAATGATGTGACTAATACTATTACTTGCGATGGAGTAAAAGTAAAATTGCCTATTAAGTATTACCAATTCATTAAGGCGTTTAAAACAATGGAGCATTATCAGGGTTTGACCACCAGTCCTAGAAAGAACTCTTTTTGTATGATGCCTTCTGAGTATTTGTTTAGGGGTCGTAAAAAAGCTCATTTGACTGGACAAAATTTAACAGAATCTATAATGCATTTTAATAACATTGTTACTAAAATCATTGATGATAAAACATTAAATATCAAAGGCATTAAAAATAGCTCTTTCTTTAATATGATATATGAAAATGAGGTTAGCGAAGGTCGTATAACACCACTAAACTTTACAGAAAGAGCAACACAAGCCTTAAAAGAACGAGGTATCAAATTAACTCCGACAATGCTATTCTATATAAAAGATGGCTATTTTGTATGGAGAAAAATATATGCCAACGATTTAAAACAAGAATTTGCAAATAAATAAATAAAAAAAAGAACCACATTGTGTTAGTTTGCCGACCAGACAATGTAGTTCTTAACGATAAACATAGCAATACTTATGCACATAAGCACCACTATGCTTTTTTGAAATAGCAACGGACTAACCATACCTATTTCTATTTAAGAATAACATATGTGGAATATAATGTCAACCCAAAATTAAAAATTAAAGAAAGGAATTTTAAAATGCTAACAACTGTCAATTATAGTTACGACAAATTAAATAAGCTATGCTCAGTGGTGAGAAATTCTACACAAGCAGAACATCTGAGAGGTACTATCAGAGATAGTGCTTTAAGTAAAAGTATCACTAGAGAAGAGCAAAAACAATTATTAAGTATTTTAAAAGATAGGAGAATGATGTGATGAAATTTAATAGTGCCAAATCAAAATTTATTGCAACTATCATTGCTATTACACTAGTTATTATGGTGTTATTCTTCGTTGGTTGCGATAATACAAATAATTCAGTTAAAGCTAGTGATGATATGTTTGTAACGGTTTCAGAAAATTTTGATTATGCTGTTGTGTATGACAGAGAAACAAAGATTATGTATGTAATGTCCAATAGTAGTTATAATACAGGCAATTTTACAATGTTATTTGATGTAGATGGCACACCAAAGTTGTATAAAGGAGAGTAAATTATGAATATTGAAATTAAGGATAGTCGTGTAGTTTTTCAGCTAAGTGAAATTAGCTATGGCGAATGTTTTGAAGTTACTAGTTCAGCGACAAATTATGCTGATAAATTTGTTGATAGATATTTTATGAAAATTAAAGGTACTGTTCCTAACAAACCAGATGATATAATGCTTGTCGATATAAGAAATGGAGAAACATACTCATTACCTCGTCCGACTTTGATATATCCAATACGAGCAAGAGTTGAGGTGAAATTATGATTGATTCAGAAAAAGTAACGATTGATTTACAAGTAACAGAACAAATAAAGCCAATAAATGAAATATCATATGGTTCGATTTTTGTTCTTGGAGAAGAATTTAAAACTGAAAACTTACACAAAAGTAATGGTTTAGTAGTTTCTTGCGAACCAGAAATGTTGAAACAGCCATTGATGAAAATACATATGACTGGCGATAATTATTTAGAATTTAGACATTGGTGTAATTTAGCTGTTGGTTTACATAATGGGGATGTTTATGCCCTTCCAAAAGATACTAAATGTAAGTTAGTTACTCAGACAATAGAATTAAAAAACGGAGGACTATTAAATGATACAAACGATTGACAAAAATGATACAAGATTTATGTTTCCAGAGATTAAAGATATTGTTGATAAATATTGTACTTCTTATGAAACAAAATCATACCCATCGGACAGACCTTCATACAGTCGTTTAGAAATTACTTTGTATATTAAAACATCTATCGTTGCACAATCAGTAAAATTACGCTTATATGATAAAAAAGATAATCATTTAAAAGCAGAGCCTTTTAAAAATTTAACTGCTTTAGATTTTGCAATGGCACTTGAAGATTTTCTTAATGAGTACGGTGATGATGACGAAGAGCTAATTGGTTATCTAGTAAAAAATATGATGAGTATAAATGAAAATACAACCATCAAAGAAATTCTAGATAGCTTACAATTCAAATTTGATATATTAGGAAAGCTCAGTGATAATTTAACGAACAGATTATTACCTTATTGTGATGTTGACAATGGTGATAACAATTATAAAATTCAGCAGTTTAGGATGGAAGTTTAAAATTAGAGTTTTATTTATAGAGAGGTGAAGTAGGTGTGCTACAATGCAGATATTTTCTACAAAAATCTATCCTGACCAATGCTATGAACAGAAGAGGCTTAGTTGCTATTATTGATTTGCACCCTTTAGATACAGAAAGATTTTGTCTATGTAGGCACAAAGGATTAGAATTCCAAATAAACGCATATGAATATGGATTCGAACGATACGATATTTATATGGTAATTAGAGATGATGACGATTATGATAAATCTTTTTTGAAGAAATGTGATAGCAAAGAAGAAATGATACAAGTTTTTAGACACACTATAAACGAAGCTGTGGATATGTCAAGAGGTCAAGTTTTTATTGAAGATGTTATTAGTGTGTTTAGTGAAATGGGGTTTGATTTACATTGAGTGATAAAGGGTCATATATTTTAATAGAAGGTAAGGAAGAACTTGAAGAAACAATTAGGGAAATTGCCAATAAATATCGGCAGTTAAAAGAACCACTTAACGATAACGATAGAGAACTTAAAACAGAACTTCACAGAATATATCTAATATTAATGGAAGATTATTATAACCATTTTATTAAAAAGAAAAGGCAAAGAATTTTTTGATAAGCTAGAACGGGAGATTGAAAGATGAAAACAATGTCAAAAAGTGATTTAAAAACAGGCTATATATTAACATTTGATGATGATAGAAAAGGAATTGTTATTAAAGATATTAACGGCGATACATCACAATCTTTAATTCTTTTTATTAAAGACAATAAAATTGATGATGTAGCCCGTATAAATACAGAAACAAATGATGATTTATATTGTCGAGCATATAAGGAGAAAAATTTAGTCAAAGTTGAAAAATTAGAAGATGAATATTTATTAGGTGAATTATTAAAACCATCTAGGGATTCTTTTGATATTAATTCTATTCCTAAGACAGTTATATATAATCGAGAATTACACAAGGGTGATGTTTTTTATGTGATAAAAGATAATATATCATCTATTATTGAAGGTGTTATTGATGATATTTATATTCTAAATGGTACAACGGTTATAGTTGACTCCAAAGGGAATAAATATAGTGCTTTGAATATATATGCTACCGAAAGTGAAGCTGTCAAAGCCTATTGTATATAAAAGTAAGATTTTATTGATAAAAAGGAGAGTGTCTATGAAACCAATTCCCAAAGTGTCAATCCAAAGTGTCAAAATGTGCAATTTATAACAACAAAATCTATAAAAATGGTGCAATAAATGAATAAAAACAAGCAAATTGCCGAATTAATACATAGACGAAGAGAGCAAATGTTAGTCCATAGCTACATTTATTATCAACTTAATGACAACATTATTGATGATAACACTTGGAGCAAATGGGCTATGGAGTTACAACAACTACAAAAAGACTATCCAGAAATTTCAAAACAAGTAGTAGATTATGAATTGTTTAAAGATTGGGATGGAAGTAGTGGTGCATTTTTAGAATTTCCAGTTAGAGTGATTAATAAGGCAATATATTTATTAAGAAATAATAGAGGTGATACATAGTGTCTGAGTATATAGATAAAGACAAATTACTAAAGTATTTAGAAGATACAATAATCTTTTCTGGTAAAGCAGTCAGTCCATATCTTAACGGACGAGTTGACGGTGCTAAATTAGTAATTTCAAGAATTAAAGATTACAAAGAAGATAAACGAGATGGATATAAAGAAAGGAATAGATAATGAGTAAATGGGTAAATTTAGATGATTTATTAAAACTCCGTCAAAATGTAAAATTACTTGATGAAGGTGGCTGGGAAGAGAATATACAAGCTATTCCTGTTGAAGCGATTAAAGGATTATTTAAGTTGAATGAGTTGAATATTGTTAGATGTAAAGATTGTAGATATGCTTTCCGTCCAGTGTCTTTAGGCGCTCCTAAAGAAAGAGTATGCTTTCTAATGAAGGATTTTCCCACAGTGACAGCAAATGACTTTTGTAGTCGAGGGGTGAAAAAAGAATAATGATAATTGAACTTATTATGAAAGCCGTTATTGGTCTTGTTATAGGACTTGTAACTGGGTATGTTGGTGGTCTTATCTACGACCATTTTACTAATAAAAAATATAATATTAGCAAAAGTAAGGTCAAAGGTGACAATAGTATAGTTATTCAAAATCTAAATACAAATGAGGATGGTAGTGATTTTAATGGCAACTAAATATGTATATACTTGTGATATTTGTAATAGAGAAATTAAAAATTATAAGATGGTGCATAGATTAACAGTTGATGAACCAGAGTGTCGTTATGATTTAAGAACGGCTTTAATGCAAAGAATATATGGCAAAGCTTTATATCAACGTTTAGAGGTTTGTAATCAATGTTATTCAAAATTAAGACGATACGCAAGAAAGCTAAGGGAGAAGTGATGATATGTCTAATAAATATTACCAAATTTGTTGTGTGACAAAGTGATTGGAGTGTTTAAGTTATGGAATTATGGAAGTCGGAATTAGATAAACTTAATAAAAGTGGTCGAACTTGGGCTAAAAGCACAGATTATTTACCATATAGATATGCTAAATTGTTTTGTGAGGAATGTGGTAAATCTCTTGGTAATTTTGATATTGTTACAACAAATCTTGAAACTTATATGTACTGTGCGAATTGTGTAAAAAAATATATCAAAGATACACCTATTATACTTTCTTGTGGTGTTGTCAGAAAGGATTATGGTACATCTATTACATTGGAATACAATGATAATTACTATGAAAAAATGATAGTGAGCAAAGTTTGTTATTTCAATAAAAAGGGCAGATATATTAAAGTTAAAAACAAAAGATATTATTTATAAAATAATAAGATAGCAAATAAAATCCAAGTTTTATCGTTAGAAAAGGAAGGAAATGTATGAGCTTGAAAAAGATGACATTAGAAGAAGCAATTAACCATTATGTAGGAGTTGAAATTACAGAAAGACATAATAGAAATTATGAAGCTGCAAATAGGTATTTTCAATTAATTGAGTGGTTAAGTGAATTAAAATACCACAGAGAAAAAACAGAAGCTAAAAATGTAGCATCATATAAATTTTATGATTATGAAAGACTTTGCCCAACCTGTGGAGAAGATTTTGGTAGTAACTATTATTGTCACAATGGTGGCAAGTGGTATTTCTGTCCTCAATGTGGACAGGCTTTAGATTGGAGTGATAAGGTTGTGTATGATTGATGAACTGGAATTAAAATTTGAGCGAGAACAGGAGGGATGACAATGAGTAAAGTAGAACTAAAGCCTTGTCCTTTTTGTGGTGGCAAATCTTGGGTTATTAAAATACCAAATGAGAGTAATAAAAAATATGTTGTAGTTTGTAAAGATGATGATTGTGGTGCAAGCCTTGGCAATTATTCTGAAACAAGAGAAGAAGCAATAAATGCTTGGAACAAG